TCTCTCAAAGTTGATAAAAAATTCCGCGTTTGAGAGAAATTCTTTTTCATTGTTCTTATTTTTTAACATATGAAAACTACAAAATAAACAATTAATTATTTCAGCCCAAAACTCAGTGTATGCTTCATACAAGTTGACATAAGAATTCACTTTAAAAATAGTTAATAAATAATTATGACAGTCGTTGTTATTCATATCTGAAAAATCCAAACCAAAATTATGAAAAGTTTCATGTATGAATACTTTAAACCACTCTTCACGCCTAAAAATAACAATTTCTGATTTTTTTGGACACGTACTTGTAAAGGCAGTATTTATATGTTTTTCATCCAAAATATGTATATTTGATTCAGGCAACTGTTTTTCTAAACTAGTAAAATAAAAATAAATAACAATAGAATTTGCACATTGTTTTGATGAATACAAATTTAAAATATACAGCCACATAACAATAGAGTTAATGTATGTATTGTACTGTTTGATTTTGAGTTCAATATTGGCATCTTCGACAATAAAAATTACTTTACAATCTCGATTAAAGAGAGAAAATGAATATGTCAACTCTGATAGACTTAATTCATCGATATGATCCCTTATTACTTGTGGAAAACTATTATAATTAAAATTTTGTGGTTTTGTTATATCTAACGAAGTATGTATTTTTTTAATATCGTAGTTATAAATGCTGTTTTGTATAGAATTCATATATTTATATGCATTCAGTATGTCATAATACAATTTTTTTAAAATGTGATTAGTTACATTATTATGTTTTATATGTTGAATATACTTATTTTTAGTAAAAAATGACAAAAACTTCTTGCTTTGATATGTCAACTTCATTGTTATATTTATATTTATATTATATTTATACTTTTTTAAATTATTACTACAATTTAGTGTAATAAAATCACAAATCATTTCTTTTTATTTTATCGCGTATTAAAATCAAATCATCTTGAACAATTGGCGGAGACCCTTTGCTATAATGTGTTAATTTTGCATCTTTTGTAGCCAATAATAATTTTTTTAAATCTTCATTTTGTGTAAATTTTGCATATTTTGCATTGTATAGTTCCTGTTTTCTTCTTTTACCAAAAAAATCTGGGTCAATTGTCACTTCAAAAGGTCTCAATAATTCCCCTTTATATTTACCATTTTTACTTCCAGCTGCTTTTGCCATTTCAGTATTTTTTGATAATTCTGTTCCGGAATCTAATGAAAAACTCAAGTAAAATTCTGGATGTGTTTTCTTGAATTTACTTGCTTGATAATAATGTTCTACACTTGACCATTTATGATTATCAAGTACAAAAGGTTCTATCCAAAAATCGTCGAATTTTCGCCTCCATTGAGGCATAGATGCTAAATTTGTAAACTCTTTTAATTTATCACCAGGTATGGTTTCCCCCGCGCCTTTTCCAGGCAACGGTTTATCATTTGATTTATTATAAAAAACAAATACAATATTATCATCATACATACCTCGCAACTTAGTTTCAGATAATTCCTCGTAATCGTATTGCCCCTCTTTTATAACCGTTTTTTGTATTGTCGATTTAAATCTTTGAAAGTCGGGGATTAGTGAAAATGGACCAGCATTCTTTTCAAGACATTTATCAGCTATTAATTTTTTAATATCATATGGTATTTCTTGGAATTTAAATATTGACTTTTTTTTATATCCAACTAATTTGTAATGAGATCCTGTATAGTCAAGAATTATATAAAACTCGGGGAAAAAAATACCTTTGTTTTCTAAATACTCGTCATTTAGTTGTCCACACTGTAAAACGTTTTTTATGTCTTCTGTTTTATATGCTTCACTCGACATAATTATAAATTTAATATTCAATATTCGTTCTAAAGTTGAAATTGCCCAAGTTTCTGCCCAAAAATCACAACTCTTTATCTTCTTTTTAAACTTATCCAAAGTATCTATTCCTTTCATAAATTTGTATTCGCTCATTATTTGAGCAGTAACACGTTTATCTTCAATCATTTTATCATGTAGTTGTTTTACTTTTTTTGCTTCTTCCGAAACAAATTTTTTCTCGTTTCTGTCTAAAGTATTGTTGAATTTTTCTCTCAATTTAGTATATTCAATAGACATCTCTTTTATCTTATTTGTTTCTTCTACTAAAGATTGATTATACATATCATAATGTTCTTTGTAGTTCATAAAAATTTTATCGGTTGCTTCATCTGATAATTTTTTTCTTATTTTATTTACGGATGTTTGTTGTGCTATGCTAGAAAAAGCATCGCGAACCGTAGCAAATAAACAATCACCACCACCTTCATTATCAGTGATTGAGTAATATTTATTTTCCATAAAACTTTGTATCCAGTTTTCTGAGTCAGCTTCTTTGAATTTTTCTCGAATATCCTTTGCTTTTTTTTGACTTTCTTCTGATAAAAGCGGCGGTAAAGGTATACCTTTAGTCAAAATGAAAATGTCTTCTCTCTCTTTCGGTATTTCATATGCTTCAAACTTTAATTCTTTTTCTTCTACATCATGTTCAACTCCCATATTTTCTTCACTTTCGACAATTTCTCCTTCTTCTTTATCTATTCCTTCCCGTCTTATTAAAGGAACATCGGGAACCATACGTAAAGTTTCCAACATGTCTTTTGTGGCAAACTTATAAATCAAAGGTTCATTTAATTTTTCAACATCCAAATTATTAAAATCGTCCAAGTAATTAATATAATTGCTTGCTTCAATTTCGTATAATCCTATTTGCACTACTTTATTATTATTTTTAACCAAATAAATAGGAAAATACATAATGTTTTTATCTTCAAACGTATTTTTCGCATTTCCTACAGCAATAATAACGTCTACATCTTTGATTTCAATTTGATACAAACTTGCTTCTTTTTTAATATCCCCCAGATCTACAGTTTTTAACTCAGGATAACTAACATCGTCATTTATTTTAGATAAAACCATTCTCTTATAAATAGTAAATAAAATTTAATATTTATATTTATTTTTACCACAATACAAATTTTTTCATGAATTTATCATTTTTTAATTCACTCATAAAATACCATAGTTGTTTTCTTTTGTAAACAATGCAAGAATTATCAATATTTTCTTCAAAATCCAATAAAAAATAGATGACTTCCAGTTTTTTCATCTTATTTATTTTAACTTCTTTCAATAAACCATAATATTGACATATTAATAATAATTGTTTAATATTATAATTCAAATTATAATCAATTAACTTTACCATAGTTTCTGATTCTGAAATATTGTTATATAAGTTTGATCGCATATCAAATGGTGTATTTTCTATTTCTTTTAATATTTTTTCTAGTTCGTTATTATTGTCATCATCATCGTTATTGTTGATACTGTAATTATTTTCAAGATCGTAGTTAAAATCTTCATCAATATTTATTAATATGTTTTCATCAGACATTCTTATAATATAAATGTAATATAATTATATTTTTATATAAATTCATTTTTATATCCTTTATAATTTACATATCAATTAAATCCATAAATTTAAATATTGATTTATTTGTCATACTTAAATAATTCTTCGATTTACTATGTGCAAATCTATCGATTAGTTCATTTATATTGTTTCCATCTATTAAATCGTAATGAATACTTCCATCAAATAACTCTTTTTTATACAAGATAATTATATTTTCTGTGATTTCGTCTACTTCATTTTTTTTATTGTTTTCATTTATAAAATTATAAATTTTGAACATTAAAATTCTTACAATATTAACAATTTTGTCTTTGGTAATTATATTGTTATTCATCAAATTTATAAAAAATGCAGCCAAAGCCCTTCTTTTCTCATTATCTTTATTAATGTTGCAAAACTTATTGTAGTCTACACTTGGTTCAACATATTCAATAGTTTCAAATAAGTCCATAAAGTTGTTAAAATTCACTTCAAAAATTTCTTTCATCATATTGTATTTATTAATTAAATCAGAGTACAAATCAGCATATATTTTTGAATAAAAACGATTAGTTGATGCGATTTCAAATATGATTGTACCTAATTTTAACATTTCATCATTTCCAATTCCTTCGCCGATCATAGTTTCAATTGTGTCAACAATTTTGTTTCTGATATCAATATAATTTTTATCAGTCAACTTATTTAAATGAGATCGTAGTAAATCGATTTGTGCTTCAAATCCCACTTTTTGTTCTATCTTAGTTGTTTGAAAAGTTCTTAATGTTTCCCAGTCACTATCGTTTACTACTTCCATATTCTTGTTGCCTCTTTTTCTTTTGTTAAAGTCGCGTTCGCTATTTCCATAAACACCTAAGGATTTATGTTTGTCGGTTATCTTACTATTTTGGTCACCTGTTTCGTCTCCTCCATTTTGCATATCACCAGATTTCAAAGGGTTTATTCTTTTTTGAAAAATAGGTGTCTTCACATAATTTGGCGAGCCTACTTCCAAAGCCAATTCAGAAATCATTTTCAATGTATCTTCAGGAAAATCGAATTTAAACCCATTAAATGCAATACTGTTAAAATTCTCCAATGTATATTTCATTGTTTTAGTAGTCATATTAAGGATACTATAATAACATTTTATACATTTATATCAATTTTTTTAAATAATTATAATATTTTTAAATTTACTTAAATATAAAAATTAATATATAATACATAATGTCTGCTGAAAATGAGAGTGAAATTACGGGTAAAATTAGTAACAAAGAAGAAGAAATATTAGATTCTTCGTATGAAATAAATAGTTGGGACGATTTAGACAGTGACCCAAATATATTGAGAGGAATTTATAGCTCTGGATTTGAGAGGCCTAGTCCAATTCAAAAAAGAGCGATTAAACCTATTATTTTGGGTAAAGATATTATTGCTCAGGCGCAATCCGGAACAGGCAAAACTGCTGCATTTGGTATTGGTGCACTATCTATTATAAATGTTCTCGATAATTTTACACAAGTTTTGATATTATCGCCTACTAAAGAATTAGCCAAACAAACATCGAGTGTTATAAAACAATTAGGAAGTATGATGAATGGACTTAAAGTACAAACAATGTACGGTGGTTCCCCTTATGAAGAGTTAAATAATTTTAGTGATAAAAACACCCCTCATATTGTTTGTGGATGTCCGGGAAGAGTATATGATTTAATGAGACGAGAAAAAATCGTGTCAAAAAAGATAAAGTTGGTTATTTTGGATGAAGCGGATGAGATGCTTTCAAGTGGTTTCAAAGAACAAGTCTATAATATTTTTCAACACTTTAACAATGACATACAAGTTGCTTTATTCAGTGCAACTCTTCCAAATAATATTTTTCCAATCATAAATAAAATTATGCGTAATCCTGTAAAAATTTGTGTAAAGGCTGAACAACTAACCCTAGAAGGTATATCTCAATTTTATGTAGCAGTAGAAGATGACAGACAAAAATACGAAACACTAAAACATATTTATAAATATGTTTCTGTTTCCCAGTGTATTATTTATTGTAATAGTATTAAAAGAGTAGCCGACTTGTATGACGCAATGAAGGAAGATGATTTTCCTGTATGCTGTATTCATAGTAATATGGATAAAGTAGAACGAGAAAACTCTTTCAAAGAATTTAAAAATGGAAAATCGCGTGTTTTGATTTCTTCGAACGTAACTGCAAGAGGTATTGACATACAGCAAGTAAGCATTGTAATTAACTTTGACGTGCCTAAGGATATACACACTTATTTACATAGAATAGGACGAAGTGGAAGATGGGGTAGAAAAGGTGTTGGCATTAATTTTATAACACGAAGAGACATAGGTAAGATAAAAGAAATTGAAGGATACTATGCTTGTGAGATTAAAGAGATGCCAATTGATTTGGATTTTTTACAAACGTTTTGAAATAGGTTACAAATTTTTGAATAACAGGTAATATAAAATCATTTCGAATAGTTTCTGTATAATAATTAATAATATCCAAAAATGAAATTAATATTATATAAATTCCTGCAGAGTAACATACTTTTCTATCTAATTCTGTAAACTCTATTTTATGTTTTCTATAACTATTAAATCTATAAATTAAAAAAAAAGCTAATATTACTTTTACTACAAAATTAAATTGAATTAAAATATATGGTTTATTTTGAAAAATTCCAACTAAAAATAATACAACAGTAAATTTAGTAATAAAACTGAAATAAGTCAAAAATTTCAACTCAAAATTATAAAAATTTTTATTATCTACTAAAATGTCACTCATGAATATGTTGTAATTATTATATAGTTTATTTAGATATTAAATTTTATAGATGCGTACAATAAAATTATTATATTTCTATTAAAAATATAATAAATTGAATGACTGTAAGTCAAGTTGAACAAACAAATGAACATTTTAAACTACCTATTCATTACAATAAAAATAAGGTTGTTATTAAAGAAAATATAGTTACTGATTTAGAATTAGTAGATACAATTGATCCATCAAATAATGCTATTTATAATTATTATTTCAATACACTTGACGATACAAAAAAACTATTGACAAAGCAAATAGTAAATCAAGCATCAAAATATTATACCAATGATATTGAATTTTTAAAGGACAATCAAAATTTATTGAAAAACTTTAAGTCGGTTTCTCATGAAACGTGTGAAAAAAAATACGAAAAAATGATTGAATTATGGAATGAAATCAAAGGCGACACTGGTTTCAAAGAGAGATACTATTATATTGACTGGCCAATGTGGGAATTTTTAAATAAGTCCCAACATTTTCTCCAGATTATGAGTATTTACAACATGACATCTCCTGTAATCTCTTTATTTGTACCTATTATCATTCTTATTATTCCATTTTTAATTATTCGTTTGAAAGGATTGAAACTGACTATGAATGAATACATTGAAGTATTAAAAATTGTTATATCGCAACATTCTGTCGGCAAGTTATTCACACAGTTCGATAATGTTTCATTCCAAGAAAAGATTTATTTACTTGTGTCAGCCGGGTTTTACATGTTTTCTATTTATCAAAATATATTAGTATGTTATAGATTTCATGAAAATATGAAAAAAATACACAACTACTTTAATGAAATCAAAATATACTTAGATGAAACACTATTATCTATGAATAATTACACTTCATACAGTAAAGATCTCAAAACTCATATTGAGTTTAATGAAACACTTTGCAAGAATACCAAAATATTAAATGAATTAAAATCACGACTAGATATAGTAAGCGAATTTACATACAGTTTTCACAAAATTTCAGAAATTGGTCATATTTTAAAAACTTTCTATGAAATATATGATAATAAAATTTACGAGAGTGCTATTATCTATTCATTTGGCTTCAATGGATATATTGACTGTATCACGGGTTTACAAGAAAATATTGAACAAGGTAAGGTTAGTTACACTAAATTTACAACAAAGAAAAATAAAAATAGGATGAACCACAACTACTACGCTTGTTTGAAAGATAAAAATCCTGTTAAAAATGATATTAAGTTAAACAAAAATTTGATCATATCTGGACCAAATGCATCAGGTAAAACAACGGTTATTAAATCTGTACTAATCAATATTATATTTTCTCAGCAATTTGGTTGCGGATTTTATGGTTCAGCAATAATAAAACCATATGACAACTTACACTGTTATTTAAACATCCCGGATACATCAGGCCGCGATAGTCTCTTTCAAGCGGAAGCGCGAAGATGCAAAGAAATTATAGACATTATAGACAAAGATTTGTCGCACAAGGAAACCCATTTTTGTGCGTTTGATGAACTATATTCTGGAACTAACCCAGAGGAAGCTACTATTAGTGCTATTGCATTTATGAAATATATTACAAAAAATAAAAATGTTAATTCAATATTAACAACGCATTTTATGAAAGTTTGTAAAAAATTAGACACCAGTAAAATGATTACAAATTATTACATGGAAACAAATAAGTCGAAGACGGGTAAAACATTAGAATACTTGTATAAAATGAGAAAGGGAATATCTAGTGTAAAAGGCGGGTTAAATATTCTCTATGATATGAATTATCCTTCTGAAATTATTAAAAATACACTTAATAAAAAATATTGTTATAATTTATAAGAATACTACAAGTATTCTGATGTCGACAGAAATGTTATTGTTCACTACATATAATTTTGCATTATATTTGTTATTAATAAATTTAGTATTTTCACTTGTATTTGCATTTATTCACCCAGAATTTAGCGTAGTTTTCGCAATTGAAGTATTAATATCACTTGTTGCTGCTGTAGTATACTATTTAATCATTAATGTCAGTAAATCAGCGCCAGATTTAAAGTCGATTGACTGGAAAAAAGTAACAACTTTAAGATACATAGATTGGTCTATTACAACTCCTCTTTTGCTGTTTTCATTTAGTTTATTTTTGAGTAGTGGCGAAAAAGTAAAAGATTTAGGAAATTTCATTGTGAAATTGATTTTTTTCGATTTAATCATGATTTTGGCAGGTTATTTAGGAACAATTCATGTTTTGACCAGGGTTTGGAGTCAAGTTATAGGATTTTCAGCTTACTTTATCATTTTTTATTTGATTTATCAAAAATTTTTCCGAGGAACAACAATAGCTAACCATTCATCATTTAAGAAAATTATGTTTATTGCTATAGTTATTTTATGGTTTATTTATGGTGTAGTCTACAATGCTTCAACATATAACCGAAATATTATAACAAATGTTTTAGATGGTATTGCAAAAGGTGTTTTTGGTTTATCATTAGGTAGTTATTTAATTTTACGTGAAAATAATAAATAAGTTATCATATAATAATATAATGCTTTTAGTATTATTATATATTTTAATAATTAGTAAAATAACATCTAGTTTTATCAAATATAAAACAGGAATAAACAAAAATATTTTATATGACGTGAGAGAACATATCAATCTAGAATTACCTTTAAGAGAGAAAAATATTATCAAAAAAATAAATGGGTTTTACGGATTGATCGGCCCGAACATTGATATGGATAGTAATATTGATTCTTTGTTTGAACTATTCACTGGAGATGGTATTATACAGGGAATGTTTTTTAATAAAGGTAATTTAACTTTTGTAAAACATTTAATAAAAACAGAAAAAGTATTATTTGAAGAAAAAGTTGGTAGAATACCTAACAATTTTATTTTAACCATGTTTCTTATTTTTTTGAATAAAATAAAACTTTTTCCGAATATAATGGGAATGGCGAATACAGCTATTTTAAATATTAAAAATAAAAACTACGCTTTGTTCGAGAGAGATTGTCCATATTTGATAAATGTTGATCTTGAAAAAAAAGAGGTAAGTACAGTTAAAAAAGTGCATATTGGCGCATTTCAACATTTTTCTGGACATTCAAAAATAACTAGCAACGGAAATATCGAAACAATTGACTATAATATTCGCAACAATCTTGTAAATTATTATTTATTGACGAATGAATTTAATGTAAAATACAATGTTAAAATTAAATTCAATTATGTTCCTATTATTCATGATTTTTGCTCAAATGATGATTTGTTAATCGTTACAGATTCTCCTCTCACGTATAAAATACAAAATATTTTTACAAAAAAAGTTCCGATTATGTTGGAGTGTACTAAGGAAACATTTATACGTGTCTACGATAAAAGAAAAAAATCTATTAAAAAATACGCATATGAAAAAGGGTTCTATATTTTACACTACGCATATTTAAAAGATGAAAAAGAAACGATAGAAATATATGCATCACACTACAATGAATTTGATTTCACGAATGTCAATATAAAGGGTAATTACCGCATGATTGAAATAAATAAAGTCACTAAAAAAGTTTCTCTTCACACCAATGCTGAATTAGAAAAATATAATTTGGATTTTCCAATATTATTTCAAGACAAAGTAATTTCAAGAAATTATGAAAACAGAAGGATAAATGGGTTTGTTATTACAAAAGATTTACAATTTTACAAAGAGTTATTTTATGAGAACAAACACATATGCGGTGAACCTTCTGTTATTTACATAGAGAAAATACCTTATTTAATTTTTTTTAATATAGAATTTTCTGAAGAAACAAAAAACTATAACAATTTTTTATCCTTAGTTAATTTGAAGAACTACGATCTCATTGACATCAAAGTAGGATCCAATCTAAATTTAGGGTTTCATTCTATTTTTTTGAAAAATACGTTAAGTAACTAATTTAATAATATTTCCTTTTTGTAATAATGTCATTTCTATCTGATATTTTAAACCCCGCATTATTAGTATTTTTGGCAATAACTATGCTGATAATTGCTTTATTAATCATCTATTTTGAAGGTAAAATGAGAGAACAAAATCATAAAATTTCATCCATGTTAAGCCTAGTTTCTTCTTTAGCAGAAGAAGTAAATGTTATTAAATTTCATTTAAATCACATGAATATAATCAATAATGTAGGCAACAATATGGGAAACAATATAGGAAACAATATGAATATGAATGATCTACAAAATCAAAATCCTTTTTCTCAAAGTGGTGGTGTAAATATTTCATTAAATTCATCTAGTTTAGAAAATAACTTAATACCTGTTTCTGATGATGAAGGCGAAGAAGATGACGATGATGACGATGACGATGAAGATGAAGACGATGAAGATGAAGACGATGACGAAGATGATGAAGAGGACGATGACGAAGATGATGAAGAGGACGATGAAGATAAAATTAAAATTTTAAATTTAGACATTGATGATAAAAGTTTATTTACATATTTAGATGATGCAGAAGTAAATCAAAGTAACGTGAATGATGATGAAGCAACAGTTTATTATGATAATGTAAACGATGATGATGCTGACGAGGATGATGATGATAATGACGATGACCTAGAAGATATGGATTTAAATCAATTAACAGAGGAAGAAAATTCGGTAGAAAATTTAAATACAGATGAATTAGCCGATTTAGATTTTGACACCAATTTAAAGTCCATTAATATTAGTACTTTAGAAGAAGATAAAAATATAGAGATTATAGATTACAAAAAATTATCTTTAAATAAATTAAAGGCTATTGTTTTAGATCTCGGGCTTGCAAAAGACGTATCCAAAATGAAAAAGAATGACTTATTAAAATTACTTGCTGAAAATGAGAAATTTTTATTAAATTAAATAGTATAATAAATAATGTTATAATAATATAATAATATAACAATAATATAATCATGTCTTGGGCAGTATGTTATTCGGGTTCAAATAATACTCATTTTAATTTTCCTCCAATAATGGCCGATGGTCGCAATTATGCATCATGGCAACCAGATGCAGTTATTAACAGACGTATTCAAATACAAGAAAATATTCATTCAAACTGGAGCTACCGTCAATACTTACAACAAAATGGTTTACAAATCATGAAATACAATTCAATGGAAGCTTGTTATGATTTAGGTTTAGACCCACACGTTCAAACTAATACTACCCCTTCGAGCAATGTTCCTTACGTATTCAAAAATGTTTATGATACAAGCACACCTGGTTATGGATATAGTAATAGTGATTTAAAAAATCCATATTTATCAAGAGAACAATTAAACTCTAGATTAGTAGCACCTGTTATAAACCCAGTTAATTTTCAAAGATAAATCTGCAAATGTGTAAACATATTATAAAACATATAATAATATATAAAGAATTATCAATTCTTTATTTATATATATAAACTATATGCGTGTTCTTTCTATAGATGTTGGTATTAAAAATCTAGCATTTTGTCTTTTTGAAAAAAACTCTGATGCATCTCATTTTAATATTGTGAAATGGGATATTGTAAACTTATCTCAAGAAGATGAAATACTTAAGTGTGTTTTCATTGATAAAAAAGGTATATGTGATAAGCCAGCCAAATATTTAATCAATAAAAACGATAGTGTTACTAATAACAGTAGTACTACATGTTTTTGTTCGAGACATTCTAAAAAACAAGACTACCAAATACCAACATCTGAATTAAAACCTACTTTTATTAATAAACAAAAAATTCAAAAACTTATTGAGCTGGCTGATAAATATGAGATCCAATATGAAAAACCAATAAAAAAGAATGACTTATTATTTAAAATCACTGAATACATAACAAATAAGTGCTTTAAAGAAATCGGTACTACGAATGCATCTTCGATTGACTTAATTACTATTGGAAAAAATATAAAATCTAAGTTGAATAAAATATTTCCAACAGAAGAAAAAATAGATTATATTTTAATAGAAAATCAAATAAGTCCTATTGCCAATCGCATGAAAACTATTCAAGGAATGATCGCTCAATATTTTATTATGAATAATAACGCAGAACATATTGAATTTGTTTCATCCATTCATAAGCTTAAACTTGCTACGGGAACAGGAGAGAACAAAGAACCAGTTGCATCTGATTATAAGTCAAGGAAAAATTTGGGGATTTCAAAATGTTTAGAATTTTTAACCAACGATCATCGTTTCAATGATAAACTAGATTTTTTTAATACACATAAAAAAAAGGATGATTTATCTGATGCATTTTTACAGGGTTTATGGTTTATAAATAATAAATTATAGTTGTTACTAGTATTTTCGCAGTGTATGTTTTTTAATTGTATATTTATTTTTTAGTAAAGCAAAATAAATATATTACAATTCGTAGTACTTAAAATTAAAAGTTCTTATTTAATGAATAATGAACGATATAATTGAAATTTCTGACTTGAATTTTAATGACGATAATTTTAAACCAAGTAAAGGTGGCAGTTTTGGCGGTGGATTAGAACTATTAATGAATGATAAAATAAAAGACACAAACAATATGTCAAGTGACATAGATTTAGACGATTTGAATAATTTAGAAAATGAATTAAATGACTTAACACAAGACGGTTCGAGCCAGAGCTTCAAATCAAAATCGGATGTGTTCGGTATGGGCATGGGTAGTGGCGGTGGTAGCAATTTTGATGACAGCAATGATATGAATACAAATAGTGTCAGGTTCAACGATGAACCTAGTATAGGTCTAGGCGCCTCTGCAGCGGAAACATTAGACGATACAAAGACATGGGATGGTTACGGGAAATTTAACAATGTACCTTTGAACCCAGACAAACATATACATTCTGGTCCACAATTGTCCAAGGAAGAAATTTTGAGAGAAAAATTCAAATATTTGAGAAAGCTCGAAGCTTTAGAGAAAAAAGGCGTTGAGCTTTCAAAAAAATACAATATGGAATCATCGTTGACTGAAATGATGGGTGAATATGAAACGATTATGGAGGAAAAGAGTAAACAAAATTCAGTAAAATTTCAAGGAAATATGTTAATGGCAGCTATTAACGGGATCGAATTTTTAAATAATCGTTTTGACCCTTTTGATGTTAAATTGGATGGCTGGAGTGAACAAGTCAATGAAAATATCAATGACTACGACGAGATATTTGCAGAGTTGTATGAAAAATACAAATCAAAGGCATCTATGGCGCCAGAATTAAAACTATTGTTTCAACTTGGAGGCAGTGCAATGATGGTTCATTTAACAAATACCATGTTCAAGAGTGCAATGCCTGGTATGGATGATATATTGCGTCAAAATCCTGATTTAATGCGTCAATTCCAAAATGCCGCGGTAAATTCCATGGCACAAACTAGTCCAAACTTTTCAGGATTTATGTCGGGAGTTATGAACCCTGAAATGTCAATGCCAATGGGAGGTGGAAATGGCCCTCCTCCACCCATGGCAACTCAAGGACCAAATTCAATGCCTCCGCCAATGGGTCGTCCAGGAAACAACAATTTCGCACAAAGACCAGATTTGAATTTAGGTCGCAGTAATTTTGTAGATGATGGTATTAATATCAGAGAAAATTTTGCACGAGATAATGCAGCCAGAAGTAGTGCATTGGACTTCCAAGAAAAATCAAAGCGACCATCAGCTAGACCTGAAATGAAGGGTCCAAGTGACTTATCGGATATTCTCTCTGGATTAAAGACCAAAACCATTAATATTCAAGACCCTGCACAACAAAGTTCACAAAATCAACAGAGTATGAGTGGAGCCAATACTAATGGAAACAGTACAATTAGTATTGAAGATTTAAAAGAATTGCAGGGACAAAGCGACATTAACATGCCAAAGAAAAGTCGCAGACGCCAAAAGTCAGCAAGTAATACGGTAAGCTTGGATATTTAACTTTAACAAGGGCCGCAGGCCGCACAAGGATTGACAATCTTATGATGTTAATTGTTGGGACAAGGTATACATTTCTCACAAAAATTATCATCATAAGTTTCGCAGCACCCACATGCGTAGCCCGGGACTGCATCCAAGGGGCACTGGCTGCAACTTGTACTACTTTCAGCTGCAACATCAGTCAAACTATAATCAGATGCACCATCTTTATTTTGAGGTTTTAGAACTTTATTTATAATTTTTGATATTGGACCTACTAATTCAGACATTGTTGTTATTCTATCCACAGCGCGAATGCGTTCCTTGTCTACTCGCATTTCTACGTCTCCATTCTGGTATAGTATATCGTATCTATTATTGTTTATTTTTTTGGCAATCGTTCCCCTCTGGTATTTCTCACTATCGATTTGCTTAACGTCGACGGTGACACCGGTTTCTAGTTGACCAATCTTGGTAGAAGAGTTCGAATTCTCTAAAATTTTATTTACCTCTGCCTTGTATTTTTTATTTACTAAACCAATAATTTTATATTTCAATTTGTCTGATAAATTTACAATTTTACCATTTTGTTCACTGGATATGTCAAAAATAAAACGATCGTATGCCTGCCTCATTAGTTGTACTTGTTTTATCTATTTTTATAACTAAATTATCGAAGTCATCCAAAGTCATTTTACCTTTTGTTTCAACTCCCACAAAAGAACTATCCGATTTATCTATTCTAATTTGTCCGTAGATATTTTTCTCACGTAAGTATTTAATCATTGTATAAGAGTGATGTTTTCTTAATGTTTGATGTGTTTTCAAATTTAAAGCGTTGTAGTTATATTTTGAATATGTTTTATTGTTATCTGTTTGTACGATGTTTCCTAGTGCGTCTTTTTTCTCAGTTGTAGCCTTAGATTTAGGTTTTTCACTTTTGGAACCGCAACCGCAATCTTTTCCCATTATATTTTATCTAAATATTTTATTTTTTACAGATAAAATAAAACGCACTTGTCTTATTTTTTTACTTACTAGACAGCTGGCGCCTGGATAAGCTCGTATAAATATTTAAAATATAAACGTCATATTGTTAAATACTATTATCACTAATTCTTTTCAATCCCAACCACTTTGGCTATTTTCTTAATGATTTTGGTGTCTTTTTCGTAATCATCGTCTCCTTTTCCTCCCATGGCTTCATAAACGATCTTGTTATATTGGCTATTTTTCTTGGAGTCATATTCTTCGCAATCAGGATATTTCTCTCTGAATGCTTTGAACATGCAGATATTTTTATGAGCAATCGTCCTGATCGCCTTTCGTAATCTTTTATTTGCTTCATCTTCTTTCTCCCAAATATTATCTTCTTTCACATACATAACCTCCCTCTTTTGATCAGTACAATGGACTGGACGTTTTTCAACCTCTAAGGCTTCTAAATTTTTAATGATTATATTGGAAATTCCTTCAATATAACCTACTTTACCCACATTTTCAAGATCCGAAACTTGTAATTTAACAGATTCTATAAAATCACTAATATTCATAGCATCTTTGCAGGTTTCATTTAAAAACACTTGTAAATTAAATGTTTTGTTATTTGAATTTGTATTGTTTATATTATTGTTAATAGTATTGTTTGTTGTGCCATTTTCTAGAACTTTCATCATCATATTTTTCAAATCAGAATTTTCCTTGATAAGCATCATAATAAGTTCTTTGTCTGAAGGTTCTTTCTCCAAAGGTTCATTATCGATTGAACAGCATTTTTGTTTATGTTTCCATAAGCCAGAAGATGTTTTAAATTCTTTGTTGCATTTTTCGCAAAACTGCTGAATTTTGCTGAATTTTTGCTGAATTTTATTTCCAATTGTTTCCTTTGCGGACTTTTCACAGTGTCTCGAGCTATTTAAATGAGTATCAAAATTACATTTTCTACACGTTCCATAGTCACAAATTTCACAATAATATTTCGTCGCTGAATTTTGCTGAATTTTATTTCCTAAAGTTTCCATTTATTTCCATTGAGAAAAAAATCCTCAAAATTTCGCGATTTAATTTCAAAAATTATCGTAACAAACCTGAAATTATTTTTTTGGTGACCAGACGCTAAAATGACATTTCAGTCACAAATGTTGCATTTTGGCAAAGTCAATCGCCCCTTTTCAAAAATGGACAAAAAAAATGTCCAAAATCGAAAACCCAAAATACTTTTGGACCCACTTTTTCGTTAATTTATTTTAATTTATTGTAAAATAATTCTTCGTAAATACTGAATACATCCGTAGCAATTAAGTCATCGTTTTTATAAAACAAAGGAGTATTTGTTTCATCATTTTCATCAAAGAAATAATAACTTCCGTCGATATATAATATTTTTTTGCGTTCATTTTTTACATGTCTTAATAATTGTTTACAATCATCACAGTCAAACCATATAAGAGTATACACTGTCTCATATTTTTCTAGTTTTTTGTTATTTTTTAGAATGATTTGTTCTTCATGAATATGATTATCGAAATCAGTATCGGAACCGTAATTAAAGTTGTATTTTTTTTTTCGTTTGTCGTTCCCATAGTCATCATACTCGTCATCATCAAAAACCGTACTTGTTAAACTTACACTTACTTTTGTTTTTGAAAATGAGATTGTTTGCGCGTTAGTTTTTACTAAAAAGCGATGAAACTTCGCAAATCCTTTAGTAAACGTTTTGCACGAAATAATAATAGCAATAAATAATAGTTTTGTAAACATTCTGTCTAATCTTTTAGTATCTTTCGTTTGAGACATAATTTGATTTCAATTTTTTTTAAAATACTATTAATTTGTTCTCTTCTAACTACTAGCATATTGAAGATAATAAATTGTAATATTTTACATAGGAAACCTTCCCATATAAAAAATTAATTATTTTTATTTTTGTGAATCGCAGTATTCAAAGTATTTTTCTTTTTGTTCATCATTTACACCTTTTCTCATTTAAAACGCCCATTTTATAGAGCAAAAAAATAAGAAAGTGTAAAATCAATAGACGTGCTTATGAAAGACCAGAAAAATATGTATCCAAGAAAAATAAGACACGAAAAATCAAGAAGAATTATTTATGAAAATCTCATTTAAAATGGGCGTTTTAAATGAGAAAAGGTGTAAAAGTGATTCCAACATTTCTATTTTATCTAGTAAAAAGTCTATGTTTTTTTTAATTGTTGCTTGCATTTTTGGTATGATACTTGCCGCTTCCTCTCGTTCTTTGGCTTCTTCAAGTCTCATTTCGTCTACATTTATATCGTATTGTGCGACGATTGTTTCTAATTCGGCTTTAGTTTTTTTTTCTATGTATGTAATGTGTAACCCACCATTCTTAATACAGTAATAATTTATTGCGCCAATCATGTCATATCTACGATATTTACCAACCATTTTAGTTTCTTATTATTATAATATGATGTCTTTTTTTTAAATCAATTTTGCTATTATTTTTCTTTTTTGTTATCCTCTGTTATCTTTGGTTTGAGTATTTTTATAATACGCATCATAAACGTCATTATAATTGTATTTATTACTTGTAAAATTTTTATAGTTTTTATTAAAATATACAGGATATGTATAACGAGGATTTTTCAAACTTTTTCTACTCATATCACTATCATAACTATAGGTACCAAATTGGACAAAATGTTCTTTGGTGCTAGTTGAAACATATCGAAGTATCATAATACAAATAAAAAATAACACAATACATATAATTAATTTTTTTATATAATTCATGATATTGAATGTATTTATATATAAATGATTATATTTTTTTTCCAATAAGTGTTTCTTTTGCAACTTTTTGATATCCTTCTCCTCCACATTCTTGCAACAGTGAATTTTTAGATGGAGGCGCATAATATTCTTCTAAACATTTTTCGTAATAAACTTCTAATATTTTGCCTAAATTACGCAATTCTTTTGAACTTCTGATTTTTGAACCAACTTCCGCCATATGCATTGGCTGTGATTCAGTATTTTGTTTAATTGCTTTTAACATAGCAACTTCTGTAATTGGGTCATTTGGATATGTTTTTATATGACCACCTATGTAATAGTAACCACTATAGGTTTTTGCAAATTTTAAATATTCATAAATTACGGATATGTCTATTATATCCTCTTTGCGATTTTCTTTCACACATTCTTCATTAAATTCTTCAAACGATTGTTTATTAGTTCCAACAAATTGTTCTAGTTCATTTAATGAAGGTTCCTTACCAACAAATTCTTCGTAATTCAATGCCATTTTATAATAATTACTATTTAGTTTATTATTATAAAAGTATTTCAATTTTATTTTTTCCACCTTCTCCACCTTTAGAAAAGGTGGAGCCAAAACAACTTTTTCTAAAGGTGGATTTATTCAAACTCCATTTTTAATTTCAATATGTCCTTGTATTTTTCATTGATCAATACATCCAACGCCTCCGCTTTCAATAGTTTATCTCTCTTCAATATTTCAGAAGTTTCATAAATCAATTTTTTGCAAGTTGTTACTATCATATGAGAACAATCATGTGCATTTTTAATGAGTTCTATAACATCGTTATCAATCATCTCTTTGTATTTTTCACTATTACTTGGATAAATAATATTTGTTCCCATTCCATAATATACTACCATTTTTTCAGCTAGCTTCAAAGCTTCTTCAAAATCATTTAACGCCCCTGTTGTAACGGATACATTATAGAAAACCTCTTCTGCAACTCTTCCCGATAAAAGGATCATTAAGTGTTCAAACAACGCTTCTCTCACATAAATATTACTGCTCGAGCTTTCAAACACAGTATAACCCGGACTTTTAGGAGACGATAAATTAATAACTACTTTGGACATTTTAGAATGATGTTTAGAGAGAAAACCTACAACAGCATGTCCCATTTCATGAATAGCAATATGATCAATAATATCCGATGTAAATTGATGTTCATTAGGTTGCCATCCAGCCATCATTTTATTCATAATAAAATCAAAATCATTAAAGTTGAATTGTGTTGCGTTCACACGTAACGCATTTAACATGGCCTCATTCAATAAATTTTCAATTTGTGCGCCAGACAATCCATCTGTTATTTCCACTAAATTAGGTATGTCAATCGTTGCATCATGTGGCTTCCCTTTTATGTGTATGTCAATAATTGACTGTCTAGTTTTTTTATCAGGTAAACCAATGTAAATTTTCTTATCAACTCTTCCAGGGCGCGTTAAAGCACTGTCCAACAAATCAATTCTATTTGTAGCTGCGACTACAAACACTCCAGTTGAATTTTTAAATCCATCTAGTTCCACTAAAAGTGCATTCAGAGTATTATCTCTTTCATTAGAAGAGCTCTCGCCATCACTTGATCTTTTTCTCCCTACGGCATCAATTTCATCTATAAAAATAATGCAAGGAATGTTTTCACGCGCCAAACGGAACAATTCTTTAATTCTTGTCGGACCAACACCAACATATTTTTCTTGAAAATCTGAGCCCGAAACAGGTATAAAACTACATTTTGATTCACCTGCAAGAGCTTTTGCTATAAGCGTTTTTCCTGTACCTGGAGGCCCTTCTAATATTAAACCTTTAGGAATTCGCACATTATATTGTTTATATTTTTGATAATTTTTTAAAATATCTACGCACTGACGTAACTCGTCTTTAACATTTTCGTAACCTCCAACATCACCAAAATTCATATCAGGATTTTTTAGCACCTCAAAATTCTTTGTTTTAGTATAACTACCGCTTGGTAGTCCATTTGTCTTTTTGTTATTATCTTCATCAAAATCATCACCATCTCCATTTGCACGACGGTTTAAATCCGACAACTCTTCCTCTATTGGATTGAATGGAATACCTAGTCCAGAGAGAAAATTAGGATGAGTATTTGGATTAATAATAATTCTTACGCGAGGTGGCTCTACACTTTTGTTAAAATCATCTTGTTTTTGTCCTAAAATTGCCAAATTTTGTATTGTTGAATTTTTTGAATTCAGATCTTTCAACAATAGTTCATATTCATTAGGAGTATGATTTCTATTATTTAATTGTATTTTTTTACATAGTTGTTCCGTATATTTTTGAGAGAAATGATAGTTTTTTCTTTCTGAATTGAGGATTAATAATCTTCCTCTTTTTATACTGTATTCTCGTGACTTTTTAAATCCATTTAATAGATTTATATTTGTTATAGAGAACAACAAAAATAATAAATAATAGTTTACTATCATATATATATATACATTTAAAACAATTAAATATTTAAATCTATTAAACATATTTTAATAAATTTTATTTACAATTATAAAGTAAAACAATGAATGCTAAAAAATTAGGAAACTGTGGCCCGACATCTTGTCCTAAAATCGGAATTAAAATTCATGAAAGTGGAAACGAATACAGTAATAATCCATTTGTAAGTCAACCTAATACAAATCAGATAAATCAAATAAAGACAACGCACCAATCAGCTAAAACAAATGACTTGTGCAATACCAACAACTTTGATTTGAACATTGAAAATTATTCACTGAAAGATATTTTCCGTTTATTTAGTATTCAAAGCGAAATTTTAGATGAAGAAACTATGAAACAAGCAAAAAAATTTGTTCTTAAAACACATCCTGACAAATCAAAATTGGATCCAACATATTTCTTGTTTTATTCTTCAGCTTATAAAAAATTGTATGGGGTATATGAATTTCAAAACAAGTCTACCAAAAAAAGAATAGATCAACAGACTATACTGATGATGGAAATAATAAAATATTAGATAATATTTTCAATAAAAACGAGGCATTAAAAGACCCTAAAAATTTTAATCAATGGTTTAATGAAAAATTTGAACAATATAAAGTGGATGATGAAGGAGACGGTAGAAAAGGTTATGGGGACTGGTTAAAATCGGATGAAGGCGTCATTGACACCTCAAATGTATCAAAAGCGGACATGGCAAATGAATTCGAGCGACATAAGAAACAAATACAATCAATGACAGTTTATAAAGGAGTGAATGATGCATTTTCATCTACTTTTGGTACAAGTATAATATCTAAACAAAATAACTACACTTCAGGAGGTTTGTTTGATGATGGGTTAGGTTATACTGATTTAAGACAAGCGTATGAAGAATCTGTTATTCCTGTCACTGAAGACGACTATAATAATGTACCAAAATATAGAAATGTGAATGATTATAAAAATGCGAGAGACAATTTAAACACGGCTCCTATAGCAAAAGAAGAGGCTATGAAAAAGTTGTTCGAACAACAAAAAAAAGAGGAAGATGAAAGTGTTGCAATGGCATTTCAATTAGCAAAACAAAACGAATTAGCGCAAAAACAAAATAAATCATTTTGGGGTGAGTTAAAACAAATAACTGGGTGGTAAAAACAAAAACAAAAACAAATATATACTTATATTATATAGTAGATAGTATATATGAAGCCGCGAAATAAAACACTAAAAAAAAGAAGCACACACTTTCCATCACGTATTTATTTGTATTCAACGCCTCGTACTGCACAAAAGATGGCGTATAAATATTTAGGAAAAACCGCAAAACTGTATCCTGCGAGCAATCCACAAAAAAAATATAGTATTTACGATCCGAAAAATAATAAATGGATCAATTTTGGTCAAATGGGTTATGAAGACTACACAAAACATCATGATAAACAACGTCGTAAAAATTACTTAACTCGTACAAAATTTATGCGAGGAGACTGGAAATCAAACCGTTATTCTGCAAATAATTTAAGTAGAAATGTATTATGGTAAATATTGAAGTTATAATAGACAAAATATATTTAAAGATATTCTATATATAAAAATTATATATAGAACAAAGTTGTCATTGATGTATCGTCACGCGTTCAATTCTGTCAAAAAAATAATTCCAAAAATTTCAGAAACTGAAATTATCGCACTCAAATCAGGGGGTGTTTCCATTGATAGGGAAATTTTTACTGGAAAAGTCAACTACAAAAATTTATACAAAAGTGTACAGAAAACATATCAACCGCAAATGCTACGTGAAACAAATGAATTGTTACGTAAAATAGGAACCGACAACATTTACCCAAATGATAATATTCACAATGTAATGGACGAACTAGGAAAATCAGGACTTTTAAGTATGATTATAGACAAGAAATACGGTGGAAATCGTTTGACAATTGCAGACCAATCCAAAATTCTCACAAGATTGGCATCGTATAATCCATCCCTTGCAGTTACAACTATGGTTCCTAATTCACTTGGTCCTGGTGAACTGATCCAACATTATGGAACACAGGAACAAAAAGATTATTTTTTACCCAGATTAGCAAATGGTGAATTTATACCTTGTTTTGGTTTAACTGGACCGAATAATGGAAGTGACGCTGTCGGTGAAATAGATGAAGGATATGTAGAAAAAATAAATGATAAAATAAAAATACGTATAGCATTAAACAAACGTTATATTACATTGGCACCAGTTTCAAATTTGATTGGAATAGCTTTCAAATTAAATGACCCATATGATTTATTATGCAATTGCAAAGAAGGTATTACTTTAGCTTTAGTAGAAAGTTCCCAAGATGGTTTAATTCAAGATACGTATCATAATCCGAACAATGCTGGGTTTCCAAATGGAACAATAAAAGGCAGTATTATTATAGACCCTGAACAAGTGATAGGGGGCGAAGATAAAATTGGCGAAGGATGGAAAATGTTAATGGAGTGTCTTGCAGTTGGTCGTGGTGTAAGTTTACCCGCAACCGCAAATGGATCATCGAAATTTATTACACATTCTATTATGAATTATATCAACATACGAAAACAATTCAATATGAAAATTGGTGACATGGAAGCAGTAAAGGAGAAATTTATTGATATGTATTTGAATACATGGATTATACATAATTCGGTCAATTTTACAAATCATATTTTAGATTCAGGGTCTACACCTTCTGTCATTACTGCAATTATGAAACAACAAACGACAGAACGAGCACGTAATATTCTTAATCATGGCATGGATATTTACTCTGGAAGTGGTATTTGTGTAGGCGAAAATAATTTCTTCACCAAATTTTATAATTCTTCGCCAGTAGGAATTACAGTTGAAGGGTCAAATACACTAACACGAGGTTTAATTATTTTTGGACAAGGATTGAATAAAAGTCATCCATATATTTTCCCTATTTTTCAAAGCATTCAAGACAACAACCTAGATGATTTCAAAGATAATTTCAATAAAACGCTTGCAAACGTCGTATCAAACTACCTTGAAGTTTTTACTTCAATGCGTTTATTTTCAAATTATAGTAATCAGACAGCTGAACAACGTTTGAACGCAGCAACACTGAAGTTCAGTTTATTGTCTAATTTTGTAGCCATCATGGGTGGAAAAATTAAATCAAAACAAATGATTTCTGGTAATATGTCGGATATTTTATCAAATGTGTATTTATCTTATAGTTTGTTATGGTATTATCATCACTTTCATTATGGAAACCACGAAATTAAATTTTTACGTGATGAGTGTATTCATTATTTAATGAATGAACTAGATTATAAAATGAATTTGGTTATATCAAATTATCCGATACCATTAGTTCGTCCATTTTTGTATCCACTTACAAATAAAATTTCCTATCCAGATCTAGAAAATAAAAATAAATTATATAAAATAATTTTAGAAAATGAACAATTGCATAATATTTTTCAAAATGATATTTTTTATGAAGGAACTGTATTAGAAAAAATGGAACAACTGCGTAAAATGAAGCAAAACACAGAAGAATATAAAAAATTATATCAAGAAATCATTCAAGTAGGTGAATACAAAATATAAAATATAAAACATTTCTTTCTTACGTTACGTTACGTTACGTATTTTACACCTTTTCTCATCTACGACGTTTATAATGGTTCTTTCTAAGCGTTTTTTTAGACCCCCTCCTGCGCCCCTTAGTGCTTTTTTTTTGGTTCATTCGGTTCACGCGTTTTGATCGGACTGTTCTTGCACGTTTTTTACCACCAAAATTTTTTTGTAGTCTAAGATTAGCTAATTGAGTATCTGTATATTCATTTGCATCAAAATTCATATCATTAGCTGGCATTGCCACTGGAATGTTATATTGTTGAGCCATTAATCTGTTATTAGTAACACTTCGAGTTTCATACCGCGGTTCAAAAGTGTTGACAGTAGTAGAAGTCGTTGCTTCTTGCATTGGAAGACAAATTCTTTCAAAATCAATTTCGTTTTTATCAAAATACTGTTGCAGTTGTTGCGCAAGCATTATATTAGCGCAAATACTATTTATATTTTTATGAAAATTAGGATTATTGGGATTATTATGCAAATAATATCTAATTAATTTTACTAAAATATTAATTGCATATTCATTATCTATATTTTTCGTCAACATTAAATCTAATGCAGTATGTGTAATATTTTCATTATTAATTTCCGGTAAAGAAGCAGGAAAGTTTAAAAGTTCATAGGCTGGTAGATACATATTTTTATTAATGCAAATCATTAATGCTGTCATTCTTTGAGCATCCATAAGTCCTAGATTAAACAGTTCATGATATTTTCGCACTATGAATATAGAAACATTTGTCAACCCATTGTTGCAAGATAATATTAAAATATTGTTTCTTTGACTATTTGAAAAATAAAAAATACTATGGCCATTTTCATTTCTAAAATTAGCATAATGTTTAATATACACAAGAATAGTTTTTTCGTTTCTTTCACTAACAAGTTGAAACATGTGTAAAACTATTTTATTCATTTCTTCATTGGAGATAGTTTGTATGCTGTCTGCCATTTTTAATTGTTTTATATAAAATAATATAATAAAATAAGATTTTCATATTTTATTATAGTAATAAATAATATAAAATAAATTAACATTATTCACAATGTGTTTTTCTAAAAATGCGAGTGCTTTTTCATTTATTGTAGGAGTAGTAGGATCACTTTTATGCGTTTCTTTAGGAACTATGACTGATAAAATTTTTGGTTACATTTTACTTTATGTATCTTCAATGCAAGCAATAGAATATTTATTATGGTCCCATCAAAAATGTGATACTTATAATAGGATTGTTTCGATTATTGGTATGTTATTAAATAATTTTCAACCATTAGTGCTAGGGTTTATAATTATAGCTTTAAATCCAAAAATAAGACACATTTCATTATTTTATTTATCAATGTTTATTTATTTATGTGTAGCAATACCATATTCTTTAATTTTTTTGACTAATAAAAAAATTCAATGCACTATAAAAAATAAAAAAACAAATCATTTAGAATGGAATTGGAATAGTATGACTTATTACAAGTTAGTATATTTAATGTTTATTATTTCATCTTGCGTTATGTGTATTCTAGGATTTCCAACAATAATGGGTGGCTGGTTATTTGCTTTTTTTATAGTTTTTTCATATACAACTACTGCTTTATTTTATTCAAGCAGTGTAGGTGCTTTATGGTGTTATTATATTGTGTTCGTACCGATAGTATATTATATTTTACGTATTTTATACAAAATTAATTCATAAATTTATATTTTACTATAATATACATAATGTCAGCTAAAACATGCGAAACTTGTCCAAAAATATCTGGACTTAAAATAGTGAATGGACTTCCAGCAAGTCCAAGTGAAAAAGCAGAGTTTAATTATTTTTGTAGTATTGCGTCAAAAAATAGTACTATTCCATTTTGTGGAGCTGTGTATTTGAAAGACAACTATGTTCTTACCGCGGCACATTGTTTGTATCGCATTAAGAACCTTCCAAATACAATAAAAATTCAGTTCAATAAAAAAAATTTAGCAGATAATGGTTTGGTGTTTGGCGTAACGGAAATAAATATACATCCAAATTATAATGCAAAAACTAGCAATTTTGATTTTGCAATATTGACTTTAGACAGTAATCCAAGTAATTTTGGTATTAAAAACAATTTGATACTCGGTAAAGAAGAATTTTACAAAAAAGGTATACCATATACAATACTAGGTTACGGAGCCACTAGTTTTCAAGGCCAATCATCCAAAGTTTTGCAAATAGCAACTATAAATTTCGTTGACATAAGCGAAACTAAATATACAAAAAATGAAATTAAAGCTAGTATGTTTTTAGCAGGTGGATTAAACTCGTCAGGTAAAATTATTGATACTTGTCAGGGTGATTCGGGTGGTCCATTATTTTGTAAAATAGATAAACAAACGTTCGTACTGGGACTAACAAGCTGGGGTGTCGGTTGTGGTTTGCCTGATTATCCAGGCGTGTATGCAAAAGTATCTGTGGCTAAGCCATGGATACTGTCTATTATCTCAAAAACATAAATTCAATAATCAGGTAATAAGTGATAATTATAATGCGGTATTTTACCCTGTAAAATACTTATATAATATTCGAAATCTTTTCTGTAGAAAACCAATTGCCATTTTGCTTTCAAACCTTTTTCATTTGCTAACTGATCAATATGTAATAAATAATTTTCATAATGTAGTTTCATCAAACCCATTTTGTTTGAAATTGTATTAAAATCTTTATCTTTAATCATCAAAGAACAGTAAACAGGATTTTTATTATTCATTGATTTTCCAATACAACAATTGTTGTCATTGATAATCACTTTATCATATTCAAAACCATAGACTATGACAATATGATCTGAACTTTTTGTTTCCATACAAAATATATTATTATACTATAATTACACAATATAATATATTTTAATAAAATTGATATTTAAAATTGTTTAACTATTAAACAATTAAAACGCGATACAATGAACAATCCTAAAACTTTTATATTTATTGATGGTAGTTACTACTGTTTTTATAAATATTATTCCATTATGAATTGGTGGAAACTTGCACACCCAGAAGAAAAATTAACCGATCCTATTAACAATCCTGTATTTGTTGAAAAATTCAAGAAAACATTTGTGGAAACAATACAACAAATTCCTAAAAAATTAAATCTTCATAAACTTGAAGAAACCCCAATTATTATAGTTGGAAAAGACTGCAAGAGAAAAGACATATGGCGAAACGAATTGTACGACAAGTATAAGGCGACCCGTGATAATAGCCCTGAAAGTGGGTTTATGGGCGGACCCTTTTTCAAAATGGCATATGAAGAAGAACTTTTTCAAAAAGCAGGAGCGCACCAAATCTTATGTCACCCGCGTTTAGAAGCCGATGATTGCATAGCACTTTCGGTGAAACAAACACTGAATGACTACCCAGATTGCAATATTTATATTATTACAAGCGATAATGATTATTTGCAACTTATCAAAGAAAATGTTCATATTTACAATCTTGCCTTTAAAAATTTGAAAAAAACAGATGTAAGACTAAAAATAATAATGGGTGATGTCAGTGATAATATTCCATCTGTGTTTCCGAAATGTGGAATTAAAACAGCTACGAAATGCATTGAAGATCCCGAATTTTTCAAGAGAAAAATGGCAAACAATCTCGACTATTATAAACAATATGAATTGAATGAGACACTTATTTCTTTTGAAAAAATACCGCAAAATTTAGCAAAGGAGTACCACGAAACAAATCAAGTTACTCTGAGTTTATAGGCAAATCATCCCTAACAAAATAAGCGTCTCCTTCTCTGGTCCATTTTACTACCAATGTAATTATTTCTACTCCTGATTCTATGGCTTCATAGAAAGATTGTCTATATTGAGTGTCAATAATAGAAGGCTGGAAACTTGCAACATCTGTTCGTTGTATTACAAAACACATAATACAACGGGTTTTCGACACTTTTTTTATCAAAGTAAGTTCACGTATATGTTTCAATGCTCTTGGACTTACTGGATCGCTAGTTTTTTTACGATAACCATCAGGAAAATAAGCAATTTTCGAACCAAACTTGCGATCATCATAGTTCCTTTTTTTACGCTCAACAGTAGTTACGTCTTCATAGTCAGCAAGTGGAACATTTTTGATTTCCATAATAAATGGCAGACCATTCTCATCAATACCAGTAAAATCAAATCGTGAATCCACTTGGTCTTTTACGTATATTGTGGTTTCTCTCTTGAAAGACTGAATATTTTGTAATTTTGATAAATAGTTGCACGTCAATGCTTTTTCAACCAAGTCTTCCGCCAATTTTGGATGTATACCTATAATAGTTTCCTGATTTCTCTCTTTGTCTATAAAAACAGATAAATAAACTCTATATATGCAATGTGGTTTTTCTGTTTGTTTTTTATTTGTTATTTTTATTTTTGACATTAAAATATTTGCTCCTGTATCAGCTAAACCGCAACAACCAAGTGAAGCAGTATGACCAAGTATTTCTGCTGTTTCACTAGTTAAAATATCCGCTACATAAGGGGACTTAATTATTTTAGAAGGGCGTTTTATAATGGTTCCTTCTATTAAATCATCAATGTTCATCAATAAATTTGTCATAGCATTTATATAAGATTTTTTACAAATAAGTTTTTTAAAAATATACAAATCAATTTTATTTTAATTTATGAGTAAGTTATAATATATTATTATTATAAATATAATAATAATAATATGAAGAGTATAACAAGTAATACACCTATACCGAATGAATTAAAAATAATAATCAATACTAGTATTCCTGGATATAAAAATATTCGATACAAACCTTCTATGACACTTCCAAATGATAAAGTTGATGATACAGTACAATTTAATCCACTTGTTAAATTGAAACCTAGTATAATCAAATCTTTACCAAAAGAAATTCAAGTAAAAGAATTTTTTAACAAGGGTTTGTTTCAGTCACTCATGAATTCACATGGATTAGTAAGAGCAAAAACTTTACTTGAAGCGACAAATGAAGGTTATATTGATAATAATATTCAAGTAACTTTAGATACGATTTTTCCAACAAACGGCGTATTGCATATTAATAAGCAACCTTATGCAATTGCGGATGTACAATGGACTAAAGGAGATTGGAAAATTGATAAAAAAATACAACATTTACCTGAATTAGATAGTAATAGAATTACAGACCCATATTTATACAATGCTGTAGTAAAAGATGAAATAATTAGTGGTGATAAAGAATTAGAAATATTACCCAAAGATATTCTTTACGGTCCAAATTATACGGGTCCGACTAATGTAGCCAAAGGTGTTGGAAACGAAGGACCGCCACTGCCACCAACATCTAGATCACTTGTCACCACAAATAAACCATATAGACCATATAGACCTATTTTACCACCAAAACCGCCAAAACCACCAAAACCGCCAAAGCCATTACAAATTACGAATGGAAACCCACCAAATAAACCACCAAAAATATTAAAAATTGAGTATGGTCCACTTACACCTATGAACGCACCTACCTTAATATATTCTAGACGCAGTAGTATGGAGTTGAAAACATATTTTCAACAAAAAAACTATTACGATATGGTAAACACCATGTTTCAAAATATGAATGAACAAGAAAAAAATTTGGTAGTAAAAATATTCAAACAAACTACTGCGATTGATGCAAAATACAATTCCAACAATATAAGTAAAGCAGCATACGATCAATCTATTTCACCCGGACTTAAAGTAAACTCCAATATAGGTGGAGGAGACTGTTTTTTTATTGCAGTAGCCGATGCAATAAACTACTACAATGCGAATTGCAGTACAATGGAAGACAGAATTATTTATAACAACTATGGTAATAAAATTCCATATACACAAATGAGTTTGAGAGAAATTGTTGCATATCAGTTAACACATTTAAATAGATCCGAATACGAACGTTTATATGGATACTTAAATGCAAACGTTGATTTTTTAAATAATGAGTTTCAACATGAATATCAAAATTTCATCGAAAATGTAAGCCCCCAAATGCCTGAAAATGTATTTTTTGATATTATCAACAATATTTATCTTGGAAATGATAATTTTTTAATCGCAAAACCAACTTCAATGACACAAAAAACGCTCCAAGAACCATTTACAACTATAGATAGGTCGAATTACATGGACTATATTAAAAGTTCTGATTATTGGGCAGATTTTTTTGCAATTGATTCACTATGTGAAATATTAAATTTGAATATAATTAATATAGAAAAAAAGAATAATGGTTTATTAAGTATACCGTACATAAGTAACAACAATAATAGTTGGACACGTTATATGTTTTTGTATCATGAAAATAAACATTACGAAGTAATTTCTTTTGACTATACTTTCAGAAAAATAGTAACTGAACCCAAATTTTCAGAAAAAAAAATATATGCCAAAAAGATTATTTTTAACAAAGGAGGGAACATATTTCCTCCGTTTTACATTATATTTTTAGTTTTTGCTAGTTACTATATTAACATCTTGGATGAAAATGCTAGAGCGTCATTTCAATTGTTTCCTAATAATATGTTGGTTGTTTTAGATAATATTTTTCGAAAAATATTAAGTAATCCAAATGATAAACAAAACAGTAAATTTTTAACATTGGTTAAACAGTATTTCAATCCTTCCATTTTAAGGAAATTCGGTGTTGCAAATCCATTAGCAATCAGAAATGAAGGTTCTGATCCCGATGATGATGGCGATGATGACGATTACGATTACAGTGGTGGTGCTCCACAAAGATACAATCCTTACCAAAGTCAATATCAAAATCCTTATCAAAATCCTTATCAAAATCCTTATCAAAATCCTTACCAAAGTCAATATCAAAATCCTTATCAAAATCCTTATCAAAATCCTTATCAAAATCCTTATCCTTATCAAAATCCTTATCAAAATCCTTATCAAAATCCTTATCCATATCAAAATCCATATCGACAGCCATTTGTATCCAGTTATGTAAAAAATAATCCGAACAATCCAAATGCACAAGAAATTAACAAAACAAACATTAGTTATTACATTACGATTGATATGGAATTACAAAGAGGAACTACACTAAGCAGTAAAGATTTAAGTAATTCAAAATGCAGGCAACGATGGAATGCAGTAAGAAAAAGTTATGCAAATATGCGAGGTTTACCATACACAATACTTCCTGATTACAATAACTTGCCATCATCTTCATCTTCTAAAAAAACGACTACACCAGCACCAAAAAATACAACACAAAAATTCAGACAACAACAATTTAAAAATAACAACAACAATAAAACAAGACGGTATTATTAAACGTTAAACAATAAAATTTATAGATATAGATTTATAAATTTTACACTGTACAAACTATTTATTTTCAAAATTTTCATTTTTGAATAATATTTTTTCATAATGTAAGTTTGCTTTTTCCATTATAGTTTTTTTGTCAATTTTACTATCAACATTGTTGTCAGTTTTTACAAATAATTTATCTTTTCTTTTTTTATAATATGATATATTTGTAGGAAATTTTATATTAACTCTAACTGGTAATTTATAATTTTTTATGTTTCTCATAGTTTTTACAAAGTTGCTTACAAGATCATCATAAGTTATTAATAAATAGTTTTTTACCAATTTAGGCATTTCTTCAACTAAAAATTTATTTTTAACATGTCTTAATTCAAATATATTTTTGTATCTATTTTTTGTGTGTATATGTCTATCATTCATCATTTCTTTATCATCTTTATCAACTGAGTACCATTCATTATTTAAAAATGAATTAACATCGTCGGTATTTTCTTTTGGTAAATGATGTTTTCCTTTATATAATGAATTAACCCAATCATGTAAATTTCTCACTATTCCTATAAATAATACATCATCACTATTTTTTAAGTCATTAAAACCAAAAAAATGTTTCCATCCATACTTCCATACAAGTGTAACATCAAAATTTTCGGTCAACAACTCTTCTAAATAATTTGTACCACTACATCTCTCTCCGTAAATAGTTACTTTATTAATCATTACAAGTAAGTATATATATATATATATATATTGTATAAATATATATATTTATTATATTTAACTAAAATTATCTATCGTAGTTATATTTATTAAAGTCAAATTTAGTAAATGCTTCTTTTTGTTGCTTTCGCTGTTTCTCTCGTTTCGACTTTTCTAAAACTGCTATAGCACTGGCAATTTCTGTTTCAGAAACCTCATTATCACCATTCGTATCTAATAACTTATGTAAAACTCTATATTTATGTGGAACTACACATAGATGACTTTCTTCATTGAATAAATATTCTGACAATATTGTAAAAACTGCTGTCAATCCTAAAGATATATAAATATCACGCGTACCCATCCATGCCATAGCAAATACCAATATTTGTTTACTCAATGAGAATTTCATATATTCTTCTGTTGATTTACTAAACTGAATAGAAATGAATTTTGAACCAACGTTTAATAAAATCATTATAACACCTGCGAAAAATTTACTATTGTTCAGATACATCACATGATGATTTATATAATTTATTCCATTAAATAAAGGTGTAAATATATTAGTATTTTGGGTTGGTGTTGCCCCTCCTTTAATCATATATTTAATGTATATATTAAAATTAAAAAATATTAATTTTAGGTGATTGACCTTGAAGATTTATAACTACAGTCAAACAGTGGTTATAAATATGTAAATATGAATATGAATATGAGTATAAATAGCAAATATTTTGAGAATATTCCGCAGACATGGATCCTAAAGGTATACTATTTTACACAACACCAATTTTCTTCAAAATAAGATGAAATTTATTTTTTGATTTATTATAATAATTTTCAACGACTAAACGTGCATTTCTAATGTGAGGGCGATACATTTGTCGAAACCCTGATGTAAAACCTTCATTTTGTTTTTTTATTTTTAGAATGTAATTGGCAAAAATAACTATAAAAATAATAAATATTGCTAGTATCACTAACTTAGAAAAGGTTTTGTTATTTGAGATTTTCATTGTTTACTTTTGATGTATTATATATAATATAAGTTTAGAATTATTTATAGAATAATCTTTTAGTAAACACTAAATCCTTCACCATAGAAACTACCGTGAACGTTTCCTTCATAAGGAGATACGTCAAGTGAATTCTTTAAAGAAGCATTAACTTGTATAGAATTAGATTGCTTACCTCTTTTGATATTGTTTTCGGTTGATTGCAAATCAAACCCCTCTATAGAATTGTTGACATTTTTTGTACTCTTACCCGAAGGAGCACTTACGTTTATTTTGGATGGGTTTTGACTGTTATTTAGGGCGCTTGTTGGTTGATAAGTACCGCTTCCATTTGCTCCTGGCATGCTTGTTGGTTGATAAGTACCGCTTCCATTTGCTCCTGGGGTACTGGTTGTTGGATTTGGATTATAGTCATTTATTTTTTCTGCAATTGCATCTTTTACTTTTTGAACCTTTTCATTGCTACTTGCACTCATATTACTATCAAATCCTTCAAAGTTGACTAACCTGTTGCTACTGAACATGATAATAATGATAAATACACAAACTACTCCTAAAATTTTATTTAAATAACTTGCAAATAACAAGATAAGAATAAGTATACTTCTTCCTAAATAAGATTCTGTAAAGAAGAAAAATAATTTAGTTTCACTTAAAATAATAACCAATAACAATGCGACAATAATGCTAATACTATTTTTACTTAAAGTATTCATAGGCATTTATATTATTCTCATATAATATATTTTTGTATTATTAAATTAATTTCAGTCTGTCTAACAAATTATTATCTTAATTTTTATTAAGAAGAATGTCTTTAGCAATGTATGCAGCTCCATTTGATGATATGAATAATAACGATAATAATGATAATTTTATAAATAAAAAAAGACAAACACATCAACATAATAAAACACAAAAAATATATTCAAAAGAAATGTTTACTAATTCGAATAGTTCTAATGACTTTAATAAAGATAAAGTTAATTCAGTTTTAGAAGAAATTCATAATAACACAGAAGATTCAAATGAAAATATTCCAAATTTTGACCCGCCGCCTAAACCTGTATCGTCTGGTATGACAAGAACTTTAGCAAATGAAGCTATGCAAAGTATGACTAATGAAAATAATATGAATATGTATAAGGTATTAGGAAAGGCACCGCAACCCAATTATGATGCTGAAAATAGTCTTGATTTGAATAGTTATAACACTAACTATGGTGATAATAAAAGTGCAGATGATTATTACAAAAAGATGTTACCAAATATTCAAGGTATTCCACAAAAAAATCCTATAAACAAACAGTACTATAATCAAAGTTATTATGAGCCAATGACTAATAGCGGCAGTACCCAACAAGATATTCTTTTGCAAAAATTAAATTATATGATTAATCTCTTAGAGGAAAAACAAGATGAGAGAACAAGTAATGTAACCGAGGAAGTCATTTTATATTCATTTTTAGGAATATTCATTATTTTTGTAGTGGATTCTTTTGCTAGGGTTGGGAAGTATGTGCGCTAAGCAACTTTTAGAAAAAGTTGCGCAAAAAGTTTGGCTCGACCTTTCCAAAAAGTTGATTTGCACAACTTTTTCTAAAAGTTGTTTAGGTTGAAAAGCTCCCCATTTTTATAATAAGTGTAAGTAGGTATGTATCCACCTGCATCAGTTTTACTAAAAATTTCAACTCTGTTTTTTGGATATTTTATTGATGCTTCTATGGCATATTCTTTTGATAAAAATATAACTGAATCTTCCCATTCATCTCCGTAAAGTAATACATAAACAAAATCCATTTATTTATTATAATATAAGTAACTGTTTGTATTTATATTATAATCTAATTTTTATATAGAACAACGTTAAACCTTCTATAATTACTTTCTTATAGCTCTCCTTCTCCTTCGATTACGGCAATACATTCTTCAAGGGGTAGACCCTGTTCAAATGCACCAATTAATCTTTGATATTCTTCCTTGTATTTATCTAATATTTCCCATGCAGTAAGAGCAGACCAACGAATGTGATTTTGTCTCTGTTCGGCACTAATAGGAGGTTCAACGGAGTTCATCAATTCATTCAATAAATTAACATCAGCAGGATTACTTCCACCTGCTACACCAAAATCAATACATTCTGCAACAGAACCAGCAAGAGACACTATTGAACTCCTTGCAATATCGATTTGCTTGAACTTGCTTTTTGCAAATATTTGCTTATCTTCATCTTCATTTGTACTACTTGGTCTCAACTGAAAAAACTCTGCTGTATTACTGGGGCTGCCTTGATTGAAACTAGCAACCGGTAATCCTGATACATATCCTGCCAAAAATTTTCCTGCATTCTTTCTAACATGTCTTTTTCTTGCTTCTTCATTTGTAACTAACTTAAATCTGTATAAAACTTCACCAATAAGTCCTGGAGCTATACTACCAACACCTACTACTAGAACTGGAAATAGGGCAGATGCATAACCTAATAAAAAACCTGCTTGGCCGCCAAGAAAATTTGCGCTTAACCCACACACTGTACCAATAGCAACAGCAGAAACTAAAACATTTTGATACGCAAATCCGACATCGTCAAGTTTAAGATTTAGTGGCTGAATATTAGTTTTGGATTTTAGTTTGTAATTACTAACATCAAATCTAGGATTTTCTAAATCTTTAGAATTCCATTTCGATATTATATCTTTTGCTTTTAATCTTTCAAGTTCAGATGTCATGCGAATAGCGTCGCCTGTATTTAAATAACCTAGTTTAGATCTAACTTCCTTTGCTGTTAATGCTGTCACTTTTTCTTTTAAAATTAATGATGTTTTTGCTGCTTTTTGTACTGTTTGTGCTCTTATCGGAATGAGCTTGTTGATCATTTCTTCAGGAACACCTTTAGCTCTTGCTTCTTCACGTAATGATACTTCTAATTCTGCTGCTTCCTCTCTTAATTTTGCTGCTTCATCCTTAAAACGATCAGAACTTTTACTACTATAGTAGTCTGTATTTTTATTTTCTTTGTCATTCATTAAAATATAATTACTGTCACTGCCTTGAGAAAATAATGCATATTTGAAAAATTCAATATCGCGTAACAAAGATTTTTTACAAAAATTCTGTACATTTTTGATTGATACGCTTGTTGATAAAAAAGAGTAAAAAAATATTTTAATGAAATTCATTTTATTTATTAAAATTATACAAATATGTTTAAATTGTTTCACCACTTTTTATAAAAGTGGTGCAAAACATCAACCTTTAGAAAAGGTTGGACCAATCATTTTGCGCAACTTTTTCTAAAAGTTGCTTTTTGAAAAGTATAATTATATTTTAATTGGAGGATAAATAGTATCGACTTCGTTTTTAACCATATTAATATCAGTTTCAGGTCTTATTATTACAACAAATCGTAGTGTTTCTTTATTTTTAACGTCCACATAACAAGGATAGAATGTTCTCCTAGCTGTTTTTCCATTATCTGTAGTGCCACCATATGCGTTGTGAACTTTTGATATAACATCTTCTAATGAAATAACTGCTGTTTTTTTATTTAATGAAGTTTCTTTAAAACCTTCTGAATTCTCTTTAAATGGTTTGTATTTATAATCAAGAATATCACATACTTTTTTAAATACTATTTCATTATCATATACGCGATACTTGTTTTCATCTACTTTTACTTCAGTGGTCTCTGAAGTAATTCCATTAACAATTTTGGGGTTTACCTTTGTTTCTTTAGAATTTACTTTACCTTTACCATTTGAAGAAATACGGTGTGACTTATACTCTGACACGCTAAAATCACAATCATTATTAAACCACTCTACATATTTTTCAATTGCTCCTTTATCACAGTAATGTAAAGGACGCAAGTTAATATCTAATTGATCTCCCGAATATTCATGATTATCACAAAATCTAGCTGTAGCTCCTTGTCCTGTAACTGAAACATCTCGTTTTTTTGGAATTGGTTCATAAGTTGCTCCAACGTGTTGGCCAGAAATTCTTTTTGATGCTCTCCAAAACCCTTTAATAAATATAATTGTATGTTTTGTAGGGGGATTTTTCATTAAAGTATCTATTTTATCAATTCTTTCATCTGAATTATGATTTAAGTAATCCCAGTCTAAGTCATTACACACACTTTCTAAAATATTTATTTTAACTGGATCTAATAATCGAAACGGAAAATATTTTTTTGTAGTATTTTTATATCTTTCATCTAAAAACTGTAACAATTCGTAATAATCTTCAATATTTTTTAAACTAGGTGCATCAATGATACGATTTTCTTTTAACATTACTTCAAATCCCTTATATGAGGGTCCTGGTTGAATTTTTACGATAGCACATTTTTGTCCCCATTTTTTATAGTCATGTAATACAGCATCAGGTGTAGCGGATATATCAAGCATTTTTATATTTCGCATTTCCAAAACATTTACATCTAAAATACCGACTTCTTTTAATATTTTTGCTATAGTCATTTTACTTCCTGATGCTATGTGACATTCATCTGGTATAATTAGTCCATCTTTCATGGATCTTAATTTATCTTTTTGTTTAATTAGATTTTGTCTATGAAATATATTATCTCTAAACGCTGGTAATACACTCTCTTTAAATTGTGTTTCCCAATCGTTGTCTGACATACCAGTGCAATTAATAATATTTTCAGTATATATTATTTCTTCATCATTTTCATTAGTTGCCATATTAATCATAACCGCTTGAGCTGTTCCAGTCTTTCCTGTTCCAGGTTGAGCTATTAAACAAACAGCAACTGCGCCATTTTTGTATGCTTCTATACATTTATCAGCGGCTTCTTGTTGATTTGGATAGATAAATTTTTTTTCTTCTAATTCTAAGTATTCTTCTCTATCGCGTATACTCTTTAAAATATTCTCTCTTTGTTGTCTTTTTTTAATTTTTTCTAATCTTTTTTCATTTTCGTTTTTATTCATTTTTATAACCTTTCTACCTTTGTTTATTACAACTTTTTTGGGGGTTTTTACGTGTATAACAAATTCTTCTGAATCGGACATTTTAGTATATTATTTATTATAATTATTTTATATACTTAATTTTTAATTCATTTTTTTTATAAATCCACCTTTTCCACCTTTTTCCACCTTTAGAAAAGGTGGAGCCAAAAATTTTGCACCACTTTTTTGAAGGTTGAAATTTGGCTCCACCTTTTCTAAAGGTGGATTTTAAAGGTTGAATAAAACAACTTAAATACATTATGATAATGAATATTAATTGAATAAATAAAAATGGCGACGAAATATTTAATAGTTCACAATAAACACGAAGGCTGTTATGATTTTCAATATTATGAAGACTGCTCTACAAAAACTCGACTAACCTCTATTACCATAAATCCTCCAAAAGTATTCTTATTTACTGACAAAGAACAAGCACACGAATTTTTCAGTGAATATATGAATGACGTGGATGTTTTGGATATTCGTTGTAAAAAGGAAAATGATGAGATCCAGCACATCGACTACTGTACATGTGGATGCATTGAAATGGATGATGATGGTAATCCAATCTTATTTTATAACAAAAAGAACCAGATTTTCTTTTTAGAAATCGGCGCACAAGTATTCACACCACCTGCAGACTTAAAGATTGACATGAGCAATTTTAACTTAACAAACAAGTTAATTCGTAAGAGTAAAACTTTAGGAAAAGAACAAAAACAACGATACATTGAATTAGGTAAGATGTGCGAGCAATTGAAGGATGACGACTTGTAAATACTAAATACAATTTAAAGAAATGTTAGTGATTACATGTATAATAAAAGTATAAAACTATAAATATGTTATTTTTACTATGGTGTTGTTTGATGTTATCAATTACAGTTACATTTTCGATTTTAAAATACAATCTCGATACAAACAAAGTACGATTTTACACAAATATCGGTAAAACATTGGACACTGTAAGAAGTGAATTGCCGTCCGTATTTTCATCTCATAACATAGACGGTTCTGTTTTAGCAAATCGTATAACAGTTATACATGAAAATAAAAATAAAATAACTATGACAAAAAAATTATACGTAGCAACAATTCAATCACTTCAAGTAGCATGTGTGTTTCTCTCCATTTATCCATGTGTCAATGTAAAAAAAATTGACTATGACGAAGAAATGAATATGATACAATGTTTGGTGGATATTTCTTTGCCTGATGCTACAGACACTAAAAACATAATTCTATGGGAAGGTATTTTTTATTTTGTTCTAGATGATACTGGACTAATTCAAAGTCACATTTTGGATAGAAAAATTCCAACTTCAAAAATACCACAAAAAAACAACTCAAGTGAATTACATTGGTTAAAAAGTCAAGTGAGTTACATTGGTTGAAATTTGGATCCACCTTACCACTTTTCAAAAAAGTGGTGCACAACTTTTTCCAAAAGTTGTTTTGGTTCCACCTTTTCTAAAGGTGGATTTAGTTCAAAATCAACACTTTATTATGTTTAAAACTATGATAAGCAAAATTGTAAAAAAAGTAGGCTGTTGGACTTACTATAACTGGGACCGTTTTCATACGCAAATTTTCAATTATTAAGTTATTATGCGAAATATTTTCGATGACGGCAAACCCAAAATAATTTTTCTCGGCCGTTTTCCAAAAACTTATTTTAAATCCTTGTACAAACACTTCATTTGTAATAGCACCATCATGGATCGATGCAAAACATGACAAAATCTCTAGCCCCTTTTGATAAAATACACATGATTTTCTATAAAAATATGCGCATTTGATGATGTTTCCTTCCATCAAAACATATACAAAAATATTCTTGGTCTTTATAAGTTCAATAATATTTGCATGTTCAGTATTGATTATAATTTCAAACTGATCTTTATTCGACTGTATAAAATCAAATAAAAAATGGTAGTTCTGTTCATTCACTTCCAATATTTTATATGCAGCATATAGTTCGCGAGGTTTACGCCATTTTTTCATAGAAAACCCGTAAGTAGAATATACACACAACGGAACTATTCCGGTCAGCTCCCCTTCTCTCTTGAACAAATTCACAACTATGTTTTTGTTGAGATATCGTTGATTGTAATGATGCGTTTGTATAATTTGGGGAGCAATTCCCTTTTTTCTATATCCCTTGTCAACACACAAATAATCCACATAATAAGCATCAAATACGCTGTCTTTTTCACCCTTGTTGATGAAAATATGAATAGGTCTTGAAGTCGTCACTCCAACTATTCGGTCCTCATTCGTGACAGTTCCTTTTTTTAAGTCGCTAATGAGTTCGCGTTCAGTATAAAAAGTGAAAAAAGATTTTGTATTGTGGCCGTCAAAATAAGGAACAACGTTTTCTTTTTTAGGAACATAAACGTTGTCTTTATTTTGTAAATAGTTTGAATTTATAAAATGAATAAACCGCTGTAATTTGAAGTCAGGTAATTCTGTATACAAAACTGTTTCCACGTTTTTAAAATTAGTATACTTGTTCTCTCTTGGAAGGTCGTGTTGAATTATTCCAGGGGGTGCAAACATATACCACACATTGTATACATGAAATACGGGTTGATAATACCAAAACCCATATTTAATTCTTACATAAGCATAAAGTAGTATGACTATTACAATAATTATTATAAATATATATGCAACCACTGGATACATATTTATTGTAAGTTTAATTTTTTTTAGATTACATCGTATCTAACGATTCACATATAAAAATACTGCCATCATTATTTTTATTTTTATTTGCGCTTAAATATTGAAATTCTTGCTTCGATTTTTCATAAATTTCAATAGATTGTTCTCTATTTAGAAATCCATTTATCGTAACTTGTTTATTTTCTAAATCTTTGTAATGAGAGAAGAAATATTCTATTTTTTTTAATGTATGTGCTGATATTTGTTCCAACTCATTCAATTCTTTATAACCAGGTGCAATTTTATTCACTGGACATGCAATTATTTTAGGATCATCACCATCGTCGTCACTTGTGCTTAAACAACCTAAAATCTTGCACTTTATATAGCATCCTGGAATTAATTCATCTTCCATTAATACAATAACGTCTAAAGGATCTCCATCTCCACTAATAGTATTAGGAACAAACCCATAATTAAAAAAATATTTAAAAGGTGTGTGTAAAATTCGATCACATCGCAATGCCTTAGTGCTTGTATCATACTCATATTTTATATGAGAATTTTTCGAAATCTCGATAAAGACATCAATTTCTTTTGACATTGTTTTCTATATTTTAATAATACTATTTTTTTTGAAATATTGTTATTGTTAGTATTATTGTTATTCCATTATTTCCCTAAATTATTTTATTTGCATTTTAACCAGGCTTCAAAAAGACGTATACGTATTGGTATTCGTAAGCTACTTTCATCAAATCAATTTTGGCCTGTATTACAAAACCTGCGTCTTGAGCCATATTTATTATATCACTTATGTTGTTCATATACAATATATGTTCTTGCTTTCGCACCTTTCCATTATTAAACTTGAATTTTTCATCAAATATAGCAACATCTGATGTTTCATTCAATTTGAATTCCGAATTGTAAATAAATTCGTTAAAGTTGATCTTGGTTTTCATTATTCTGTCTTTTGCATATTTTTGAGGCGAAACAATATAGAGTGGATTACCAGGGGGTAAAATAGGGTCAAATTTGTATCTCTCTACTAAGTGTACAAATAAATATCCGCCAGGTTTCAACCAGTCCATAGCATTATTGAAAAATTGATTTTTATCTTCAATATAATAAATAGTAAAATAGAGGCATAGTATATGAGTAAACATATTATTATTAAAAGCATCTCTATTCAATACATCTGCTATTTGGAAATTTAAATTTGGATAATTTGCTTTGGCCTTTTTAATCATAGAAGGCGAAATATCAATTCCGATTATTTCTAAATTATTATTTTGAGCCATTTTTGCTACATGGTGACCTGTACCACATCCTACATCCAAAACAACTGTTTTCGTGTTGGGTGTGTTTTGATTAATAATCATTCCTACTTCATAGTCATTTTTGAGTTCATTAAAAACAAGAAAGTCATAAACATCAGCATAAAAATCATCGTAAATTTCGGGTCCTTTTTTAAAGAGAAATTCTTGTTCTTGTTGGAAACCTTCTACTTTATTTGGATTTTTATTGTTTACATACTTGAAAAATACTACGATTATCAGTAATAATGATATAAATATTAATATTTTTCCAAAATTTGATAATTTTCCATATAAATTTGTAATGGATTTCATTGGATTTTTCATTTTCATCTATATGTATTGTTGTTATTTTTTTTGTATAAATTTTATTATATATATTATGTCTACCACTGATACAGAAATCAATGATATTCGCCAACCCAAAGATTTCAAAGGAATTACATTTTCACAGTTTAAAAAAACAGATGTTAAAAAAGAATTGCTAAATAGTTTAATAAAATCAAAAATAGAACCAGCTTGCTATTGGAGCGCTGAATTGATTTGTGCAGGACACTATAGTGATTTATGGGAAGCAATACTCTTTTTTTACAGTAAGTATATTCATTTAGGAAATCCTAAAATTTCCATTTATTTAGAACTAAGAATTGATAATTTTAAACAAATTGTCAATAATGGATATGCCGGTAATGAATTGAGACTAAGAAACAGTGGAAAAATTCGTAAATTATTTTGTGAAATCATGTGTGTTTTATGTGATGCTAAACGAAAACACAGTTTTGATAATGTTAAAATCAAAAAAGAAGACTTTGATATGACACAAATGACAGATCGTTGTAAGGCGCCAACTGTTTACTATGGTAATGAATATTTTATGAAGGAAGACCCAAAAGAATTATTTATTGCAGTAAATGAATTAGCTTACAACTTGTCCGATGAAAGCAAAAATGTGATCCAATCATGTTACTGGATAGAATGGATCAATGAGTTTGAGAATATTTGCAAAAATAAGAAAGAGAAGCTGAAATGTGAGCGAAGGAGCAATATACCTGTTGATGATAAACATCAAATGGATGTGATATGGATAGTATGGGACATTTTTTTGCAGAAGTCGATGGAAAAACCTGTGATTATACAGAAGATTATCAAGGCTCTTTTATCGTTGTTTACACTTAAATACAGCAGTAGTTGTAACAGGAAAAGAAAATACATCATTTATTTTGCTGTGTCGCTTTTGTGTGAAAATGTTACACTAACAGAAGAAATAATGCGAGAACAACAAAAAGAGGTTGTTGCAGCTATTATGAAAAAAATAGACACGATTTACGGTCAAATAAAAACCAATGAAGAAAGCCCTGGAACAGATTATTTATTCAAAGATGTTAAGGCGTCTAATTTAGAAAAAACGATTGAAAAATTGGAGGCAATGGATAATTTCGGAGACAAATTTATACCTAGATTATAATAATAGTATTTTTAAATATTGGTACAATATATATTACATACAGTTAGTATAATGCTAAAAAAAATGAATATGACAAGGAGAAATAAAAAAACTAGTTCAACTCGTAAAAATTATGGCAGTCGTGAAAATGGAAGAAATCGTAGTGTCTACGAAAACTTTGAGAGAGAAATCACAATGAAATTTTTTGAAATGATACTATTAATTAAGCTATATCACTGGAAAACCCATAGTTATGCAACTCATAAAGCAACAGATGAATTGTACACCAAACTAAATGAAAACATGGATAAATTTATGGAAGTTCTTTTAGGTAAAACTGGTATGAGAATTGATTTGATACGACAAAAAACATTGCCTCTTTACGATTTAAGTAATATAAGTCAGCTTATACAAAAAGTAAAGGAATTTAAAAGTTATTTAGTTAATTTGCATAATCATAGAGCAATGAAATTGATGGCAAACATGGATTTAATGACAATTCGCGATGAAATTCTTGCTGATATGAATCAATTCTTGTACTTGCTGTCTTTTAAATGAACAAAACGTTATACTTTTTCTCATTTAATATGCTGCCAAAAATAAGAAAAAAAATTGAATAGTTATTTGATTTGTTACGTTATTTTAAACAAAGATAATATAACAAATGAATTTACTTTTATTGCCGAAACAATTACAAGATTTGATAAGTGAGTTTAATGTAGAACATAGACCATTAATGCAACTAGTAATGAATGAATTATTAATTAAATCTGAAGAGCGCAGTGAGAACGATAAATATTGCGTTAATTGTAGTAATGATGCAGAAGAACAATATTCAAATTATATATTTTGGCATAAATACACATTTTGTGGAGGATGGTGTAGTTATGACACAGAGTATCATATACGTAAAACCTTACGAAGATAAAAAATAATGTGTAAAATACTATTAGAGATTTTACATATCATGGTATTAAATTATTAAATTATAATACAATATTATATTATATTACTACTATATTAAAATGAGTATGAATACTGAAAATACTGATCTTGTTGATAGTATAAAAGAAATAAAACAAATTTCAATAATAGATTTAGGAACTGTGTTAGGAAAAGATACATCTTACTTAAGTATAATAGTTGCGAATTTTTTAGAAAATATTGATAAAATTAATGAAACAAGTGAACTCTTAAGAGATTTAGAGAACCAAGGAGATGGTGTTGTCGATGTTGAAAATATAATAACAGGTGTAGGTGTAAAAGGTCCTACTTTAGGTGGAAAAAGAAAAAAATATGGTGGTCTGAAGCGTATTCTTGATGATGATGAAATAAATGAAATAGAAGAATTAAAAAATAATCTTAATAGTCAAAAAAATGAAAAAAACCAAGAAATAGCAAACCAAATAACTCAAATAGATGAACAATTAACTAAAAAAGGAATAAATAATGGTGTTAAATTTAACGAAGGTTTTTTTGAAAAATTTGGTTCACCTGAAATGGCAAAATATAGTAATGACGAAAAGAAAGCTATTATTGAAGAAATACCAGATTGTCTTTTTGCTGGGTTAGACCCAGAAAAAATTACTTGTAGTATTAAGGAATTAAAAGATTATATAATCGAAAAAATCAAAGCTACTGCTAGTATAGGTGCTGGCATTATTATTGAAGTTAGCACTCTTGCTGTCTTTATTGTATTGGGAGGAATTAAAATGACAACAACATTTGTTCGAGTAACTACTCAGATGGCCGCGGGTAGTATAACTGCCTTTACTGCTCTTATTACACTTTTTTCTATAAATTTATTTCCAATGTTGGAAAAATTTGACGATATGTCTGAAAGAGTTCACGAAAAAATTTATAAAAATGTAAATAAAGCTATGGATATGACAATGAAAATGCGTGATAATGCATTTGATACAATTAATCAAAGGCTTTATGGATCACCTAAAGGTGGAAAGAAAAAAATAAGATTTTCAAGAAAAAAAGTGAAAAAAACTTTAAAGAATAAAAAAAGACATAATTTACATAATTGAACAGTTATATTTTTTTATTTACTTATAATAAGGGGATATATGAAGAACCAAAAAAGTAGAAGAATTAATCGTAAACAAACAAAACGCAAGACAATAAAACGCAATACAATAAAACGCAAGACAACAAAACGCAAGACAACAAAACGCAAGACAACAAAACGCAAGACAACAAAACGCAAGACAACAAAACGCAAGACAACAAAACGCAAACAAAGTAAGAAAATAGTGTATAACCAAAAAAAAATGTATGGCGGAAAGTTCAATCCAGAGGAAGAAGACATTTTGAAAAAATCATTGGAAAGATTTAATTTTAATGAAGAAGAATTGGAAGAAGTAATAAAAATATTAGGTTATGGTGGACATTACTTATCGGGAGATAAGTTAATACAACTAACAAGCCAATATCAACATTTAAATAAAGATGCATTTCTGGAGTGGTTATCTAATGAACACGATGGTTATATGCATGCTGTTGAAGATGATGAAACTGATAATGAAGATGAAGAAGAAGATGAAGATGAAGATGAATATGATGATGAAGATGAAGATGATGAAGATGATGATGAAGATGATGATGATCATGAAGACGATGATAATTTTTAGTATAAAAATATATTTACTAAAATTTTGTCCCAATTAAAATGAAACATAAATAAAATAATTTAAAGGATGCACCAGATATTTAAGTAATACTACTAGTATGAAATATATTACAACTGTTATTAGAAAATTTTTTCAAAAAGAATTACCCAAGCCACTAGGTAGGTGGAATATTGATTATTGTAGTAAAAAAACGGATCAAAAAGTTGATTTATCAAATGAAGACCATTGCGGACCTTGTGGACAATATGTCGTAGACAAAAAAACAAGTGAAAAAAAGATTAAATCAATAATCGAGAAAACACGATAATTCAAAAGTGCGAATTTATAATAAAAAAATAATATATATATTTTTATTATAATGGACAACAAAGCAAATTCTAATTCTATAATGCAATCAATCAATGAAACACTAAACGGTAATTCTGGATCTAACTCCACATCCAAAAGTGCTCTCTCTTCCTTGGACACGACTACATCAACCTCGAACAGTGGTGGCTGGTTTAGTTCACTCGCTTCTATATCAGCAACTACTTGGATTATCATTATTTTAATATTTGCATTTTTAGGGTTTAATATATTTGTATATTTAGCAAAAGGTACGCAAGATATAACTAGTTTTTTTACTCCGATTATTACGAATATAGCAGGCGCTTTTGGAATGGTTACAAGTCAAGTGGTTGATACGACAGCTACAGGTGCAAAAGCTGTAGTGAATACTACCGCAGATGTTATTGACACTGGTTTGACTGGCGTGCAAAATGCTCTCCCTGAAGGGAAGAAGTCGTCGACAACCGCAGGCGGGACGTCATTACAAAATTCCATACCACAAGCAGATGTAATGCAGAACAATACAATGAATAAGGCGCTGAATAATTCCAATGTAAAGAACAACATTGGTCAAACCCAAGATTATGAAGCTGATGATGCGTCAAGTAGTATTCAGAAAAGTCAATCAAATGGCGGATATTGTTATATAGGCGAAGAACGCGGATATAGATCGTGCGTGCAAGTAGGTGCAGACGACGTCTGCATGTCAGGGGAAATATTTCCGACAAGTGAAATCTGTATTAATCCAAGCTTAAGAGTGTAAATTTAGTAAGAAAAAAATAAATTATTTTTTTTGTATTTTATAATTTATTTATAATTATTATAACATGCCACCTTCCCCCGCCGCTTTAGTCTCTACCGTATCAGCTCCTTTACTAACAGTACCTAGCGCTCCAACATATTATTTAGGTTCTGTAAAAGTTAAAAGTAGTTCAGACAATCCTGTATTTAGTACAAGTAACCTGCAGATTGCTACAAATTCTACAATCAGTGGATATGCCTTGAATATTAATTCTAATGGAAGCACTGCTTATTTAACTATTGATAGTGCAGGTGTTGTAAATACAGTTGGTTCAATTACTACATCGTCAAGTGTAAATTCTAGTTCAGTAAATACAAATAGCATTAATATTTATAGAACTGGTAGTTTAAGTGGTACACCTAGTTTAACTATTTCAGACACAGGAGATTTGAGCATCAATAGCAAATTTAGTGTAACCGCAGTTTCAGGAAATATTACTACATCAGGAACAATTAGCTCGAAGGATATAACTGTTACTGGTCAATTTAACTCAACTGGTACAATCACAGTTGGTTCAGATACAGATAATAAAGTTACATTGAGCAATGATGGAAGTATTACTGCAAAAGGTACGTTGCAAATTGGCGCAAGTGGTGAAAGATTAACAGTTACAGATGCATCCGTGTCGACATCTAAAAATTTAATTGTTGGCTCAAGTACACTATTTAATGTAAATTCAACCACCGGTGCTTTGACTACAAGTGGTGATTTGAAAACAACTGATGGTACAGTATATGCTCAAAGTTTAAATATCAATAATGGCAAAGCTACGATAAATTCTAATGGAGAAACTACAATGACAAAAGTTACTGCTACTTCGGGTTCGTTCGGTTCATCGGGCAGTTTGGTCATTGCCGCAGATGGATCTCTTTCTGCAGCAGCAGGTAAAACCTTACTAAATGCAGATGGTTCCGCATCTTTTGCTAGTACCAACGCTAAAATAGGAACTGATGGTTATTTTGAAACAAATTTTTCTAGTTATAGTGTCCCAACAGAATTACGCACAAGTAGAGCTACATCTGGTGCTTTTACAAGTACGTCAACTAGTAAATACCTTACAACTCAAACCTATGTAGATGATGGTTTATGGTACATACAAAAACAAATTAATTTAATCACAAATGACGACAGTAATGTAGTAGATAGTTTTAAAAACGTATTTGAATTAGTTAAAAAAATAACAGGTGATGGTGCTATACAAAGTATAGATGGTATTATAGATACAACGACTGAAATAAAAGTTTCTGTATCCGATGTTATTTCAAATAGTGAAAATGCTATTGTGATGGATTGCAAAAGCGCCGTATGGGCAGATGCGTGTGCTCCTCTTCCAATTCCTTATTCTGTTTCAAGTCAATATTTTTTTGATGGATGGTATTTTGAAAATATGATTAATACTGTCAATACAAATACTACAAATAAAATAAATTGGTATATTCCACCAAATGGCATGAATATGACTATTACCGATATACAAAATATGTACATGAATATATTTGCAATTAGTAATAAAGCGTTACCATTTATTAGTGTTTATACTCAACCTAAAGGTACGAACGATCTTTTTCCATATTTTGCAAATGCTCGCATTAATTATTATTTTGAACCTAGTACACCACTCTCAACGACTAGCAATATATCATATTGTTTATACACTGGTGTTGAAGTTCCGACAAATGAATATAATGTTACAAATTTAAAATGTACTTCTACTAGCACAGCAAATGCTACAAATAACACTAATGGAACATATGGAACTGTAAAAACCGATGGAACATATGATACGACTATTGTTCAGCCAACTGATAAAATATCTTGTTTTTCAATTTCTACAGGGTCACTTTACACCAAAAACGAGGTAAAATTTATTTTAAGTGCATTTAATATAAAACAAAAAACTGGAACTACAAAATTTTTATTTAACAATGCAGCCGTTGCAACAAATTATTTGTTTAATAATATTTTTAGAATTAATAGTGACATGACAGGTGTATCGACAACACAATATCCAACCGCTTTAGGTGGTTTGTCCACTTATTATGATAATTATACTGATGTTTATGTAACACCAAATCAACCACAATAAATTATGTAATATTTGCATAAATACTTAGTATGTTGTTTATATCGAACATATACGTCAAACTAACTACGCTATTTTGTGCAATTTCTAATGTATTAGTTCCATTAGGTGCATACATCATATTATAAATATTCGCAGTAGATAAAATTGTTAATATACTTCCAGTTTTATTAAATATTGTAATAGATTTATTATTTTCTGTTATTAGATTGTCGGGTAAAACTACCGAGTTAGTGCTATTGTTTGTATTTTCAATTACATAATAGTCACTTTCTGTATTAAAAATTGAACTACCACCATTAATATTTGTATTGATAGTGGTATTTCCACTTCCAATATTTCCACTAGCAATATCGGTGATTTGATTGCTTAAATCAGTAACATTATCGCTATATGTTTTGTTGTCCGCTGCCAAAGACTGCTTCACTACAATCTCGTTGTTGTATACAACAACATTGGACGGCGGCGAAGTATTGCCAGATAATATAGATGTGATGTATATATTATAAGGACCGCTGTTCAACCCTGTCAAGGTTGTTGTATAATTCGTGGAATTTGTAATTGTTTTATACAAAGTGTTATTAACAAAAATGGAAAAATTGGATACAGGATAACAAGTATTATTGCTAATTGTCCATGATAATTCGACGCTGTTAGTAGTAGAGGAGACAATTTCCAATGTCGGAGCATTAGGATAAATAGCACTTTGAAATAATTTATAATTAATAGGCCATTTATCAGTACTGTTATTCATGGTGTATCGTTGCCGTGGGTACCATGTTTGTAATCTAGGGTCCCAATACAACAACTGAATAGGTCCAGGAACATCGGAATCACTCGTAGGGTAATAATTCTGCTGAAATGTTTTCTTGATAATTTCTCCCGTACAAGGATTTTCATAAGTAGTACCAATCAAATTACCACCATCTTTGAATGCAAAATTAGGACAGTTAAAAGGGTCAGACAAAACACCAACAGGAACATAAGGACCCGCTGGATTAGCAGGACTTCCGGGTGTGATGTCGTTGTTGGGATATTCAACAAAACCAACTCTTTTCAAACTCGCGGTATTTGGATTACTATAAGTGACCGATTGTGTTGCCCATGTTTTGGTTCTATTTGTCCACATACCTTTGGCAATTTGAGAATAACGTTGATTTTTTGTCAACTGTGTGCTATTTTTTTTGTATTGTAAAACATTTCCTTTGTTCAATTGTGCAAGGCGTTTAAATACAAATGGATCATAACCGGAGCTATTATCACTCGGTGAAGTATCAAAAGTGCATCGATTTTCAACTCTAGACCATGCTCTAGGTGGAATTGGTAAATAATTGCTTGTATACGACATGTATATGTATAAAACGAGATGTTGTTATAATAATAATTTATTTAAAAAATCAGCAATAAATTATTATGGATTATATAGATTATTTGAGCCGTAAAAGAACCATCGAAGCGATAAATAATTTGGATCTTTCATACTGACTTGAGAACTGTCAGACATTTTTGTATTCGGTCCTCTATTCACAATGTCTTGAATTGCGCGTGTTCCTAGAGCATAATTGTAATACCATAAATTTGAAATGTAACCATCAAACCCACCATTCATAGCCACGTAAACATCTCCATAATTTTGTTTAGGAACACTCGACAATTCTAAACTTCTAGTAATTGTTCCATTTATATAAACATCCAATGTCCTGTTTTGACATCGTACAATAATATTCAACCATTTATTAAGCGGTATGTCAGGTATAGTTATTTCTTCATTAATCACATCAAAAGTATTCATTATAATAACCAAGTTATTCGTGTCAGGTGCTAAATATAAGCCAGGAGCATTATTGGGGAAATTCAATCCATTTTCTGCTAAATTACTATTGCCTTTGTAAAAAATATGTTTGTATTGTCCTTGTAAATACTGCCAGTTGTTGATAAAAATCCAAACAGACCACGTGAACTCAATTCCATCATTTTGATTAACAGACCTTGTAATAGTTACGGCGTTGTTGAAACTTGGGTCTTGATTAAAAATAATGGCGTTTTGAGCATTTACCATACCATTGATCAAATGAGGTGATTTACTTGGAGACATGAAGTAACTTACAATAGAAGTTCCGAATTTTAATAAAATGATAAAACCGAAAATAACAATTAATAAAAATGCGAATTTTGCTACTAAACTATTTGAATCTAAAAAACTACTATTAGATGAATTTCCTTTATTGGTTGAAAATGAATTATAGTTTGAATTTTCACTCATGTATTATAATTAAATAAGAAAAAAATATTATATAGTAACACTACTTTGTGTTGTACCATTTTCAACTAAGGAAATTTGCACTTGATATCCTTGTAAGAAATTAGAAAACATATTTCCACCATAACCTTGTGTATAGATATTGTAGGCTTGTTGTGGATTTAATGAGTTAGGAAAATATTGAAATTTAGATGTCCAACCACTGAAACCACCAGCTGGTGTCACATAAACATTAGAACTGTTGTTGACATTCGCAACACCTGGTAATAAACATGTTTTTACTAATTTGCCGTCTATGTAAACATCAAGTGATCTGCCGTAAACACTGATAGTTAAATTGACCCATCTCTGAACAGGAATATTTGCTACATTGCATGTATGAACAACAGTATTTCCTCCTGGTGTAGTAGGGGTTTGATTAATTCCTGGGTAACAGCCTAATGAAATGTCCAAATTATTTTCGACAGCACCCAAAACAACAGCAGGGCATGGGTCTAAACCATTTACGCCTTGGATTGAACTATTTGATGAAGAAGCCATTTGTGACCCACTACCTGTACTACTACCATTACTGCTACTATTTGCAGTACTAGGCGCACCCATTCTACCAAAAATTACTTTTGGTTCACCGTATCTGTAGTTAAAATCATTAACATAAAACCAAATAGAATAAGCAAAATTACTAGATGGAATATTTGAACCACTCGTTGCTAAAGAATTTGCTTGTATGGTAGCAGAGTTCTGCCCATTTTGTAAACTAGATAATTTATATGGGTTTCTAAAAACATGAATAAAAAACATGACTATTAAAACAATTACTAAAATAGTTATTATAATACCTAAAATGCCCATTTGTATTTGTATAATATAGACTTAGAAATTTTCTATTATTCAAGTGGAATAATTGTTTTATTGGATCTATTATTCACTGGCGGTGTTTTGTTTTTAACATTATTGTAAATATAATAAATTTTTGTTATTGTTAATGGGTTTTTATAATAAACAACATTACAAATTCCTCCATTTACACCCCCATCACTTCCAATTGTCAATGCATCTAGTTTCATATATGGAATAACTTCAATAGATGATTTCACCAATTCGCCATTTAAGAATACATCTAAAGTTCCACCATTATAGTTAATGATAATATTGTTCCATTTTTGTAGTAACATATTGTTATTTGTATAAATAATTCTGTTTCCATTATCATCAAATTCTAATAACCTATTTTTTGTTTTTTCAGACAATTTCGATTGATCCATGGTGATCATCAAAGTATTTGTACTACCTTTATACAGGACATTTGGTTTTCCACCAAAATTTAATACAGATGTGTATTCATTATGACTAGAGGAACTATTTGGACCGAATGAATCTAAGAAAACCCAAAATGAAATTGCATATTGATAATCAAAGTTATCGTTTCCATTGAGTTGTTCATAATTTGCTAATGGATACAACGTGTTGGTATAAACTGGATTTTCAACTAACTGTTTACCGCCTTGCAAATTAACTGCTTGTTCTATGTTTGGTAAATATATGTATAATAGGATCAGTATAATCGTAATGAATAAAATCACTACGTTCCCGGTAGTATTTGAATTATATTCAGAAACAGTAGTTTTCATAATGAAATCGAAAATGCCAGAAAACAAACATGGAATATAAAAGACCAAATTTACTATCAAGTCGAAAAACCCGCCTTTGGCTTTATTTGCACTATTTGATGGAAGTTTTACAAAAATTATTTTGTATATCAAAATCAAAACAAAGACAATAAGAAAAATACTTAATATAAAACTGATAATACCAGATTTACTTGATAAGTGTTGAATACTATAAACAAGGTATGCAATTATAATACCTGAAATTGTGAGACCAAATAAGCTAAGAAGTGTTTTTTTTATAAATGATAATTTACTATCTGATGTAGATTTTGTAGTGGCTGACCCAGAAAACATATTGAGTATCAACATTGTTGACCAAAAAATACATACAAGAAGTGTCAATGAAATTATAATTGCAGACATACTTTTGTTTGTAAAAAACCCACCTGGATATGTAAGCATAACAATAGTCATAACCACTAAGAATAATACAAATAAAATAGTACCGTATTTTGATAAGGAAGAGACGTTTTCCAACAAGTTGTTTGTATCTTTTGAATATTTAAATATGTCATATGTTTCGGGCAATGTTATTAATGTAACTAGGTAAATAAAACTAAAAACTGCAATAAGGATAGTCAACAAGAGAGAAAATCCAAAGTTATTAGTAATATAGTTTCCTGGATTGGTCGAGTAATATAAAATACTCAGTGTAATAAAACAAAAAAACATGATCATGATTTTAATTCTCTCGTAGTTCAAATCAAAATCAACTATATAGTTACTTTGGAAAGCTATAAAAAATAAAACAAACGCGACTATTAGAGTAATAGGAACTATAAAATTTGCGTGACTATTTAAAATATTGCTTGGTAGTAGTCGGAATAGTAAAATTAAAAATATAGTATACAAAATAACAAATGTTACATTGCTTATTTGATTGAATAATTTTGAAAATTCTTTGTAACTTGGTAAAAATATAAAACATAAAACAATAATAACAAAAACAAAAGGCAATATAACAAACACATTTGCAACTGCAGCGTTGTTTATTTCTGATTTGCTAAAAGTGGCTCCACTATAAATAAATAATACAGCAAAAATCATGATAATCAAAAATATTATTACAATAATAATTGGTACAAAATTGGTTATTTTTATTGTTCCACCACTATTTGTTGTTGTTTTTTCATTCATAATATAATTTACTTATATTATAAAGATACAATATTTTTTAATGATAATTCACACTCAATTCATTCATTTCACGAAACAATGAAAATTCTCACATATTTTCACTAGCAGTTTTCTTTCCATGACAGTTTCTACATAATGCTATTAAATTTTGTACATCATTTCCACCGCCATATTCTAGTCTAATTTTATGATCAATTTCAAATGTATGATCTAATTGTGAGTCACAATGACCACACTTCCATTCTTGATTAGCGGCAACGTATTTTTTCTTTGTTTCACTTACAGATCGTTTATTACCTGTTTTTCCAGATTGCATCATCCGTTGTTGCCTAAAATCGCCGTTTCCTTGTCTTGTATCAACATTATAAAATGAACTCATGAAACTATTTCCACCTTCGCCACCTCCGTTCCCACCTTCATTGGATGTAAAATCAAAAATAGGAGTGAACATTTCTAGTGAAGACTTATCAATGGGCATATATTTGACTACATTATTTGCATATTGTAACATATTTTTCCCTTGATGAGGGCTTTTTTTGAATAATAAATAAACCCCTAATCCTAAAATGCAATAAAATATCATTGTATAATATTTTTTATAAGACATTAACATTTTCGTATATTTTCCATCGTGATAAGCATTATAAATTAAAAATGCGGTTATTAATATTATCCATAATTCAATTCGCATATTATTATAATATAAATTAAATTATAAATTAATTTATATTGTAAATGTTAAAAAGTAAAAATTGTTATAACATTTTAATCTGGGCCTATTTCAATATTTTAAGCCGCATTTAGAGCTTGTTGTTGTGGAGAATTACTAGCTGGAAACATAAGGAAATTACCTGAGTTGACAGAATTCATACCTTTTTTTGCCATTCTCAGAACACCAAACATCATTAATAAAATTAACACATAAGGTAATAATACTAAGAACCATGCTAATCCCTTCCATCCCTTCTTACATAACCAACCAAGGATAAAGGTGTAAATAACAGCAAAAATAAGTTTCATTAAAATTGCCATGAAGTGGAAACCACTGAAAAGTCCTAATAAAATGCTTAAAATTGCCAACGCAAAATATAATTTTGCTGGAGTGCAAAGTCTTTCAAAGTCTTTTGAAGAAAACATAATTATATTATATACAGATATAATTTTTATAATTAAAAAATTAAATTTGCATAAAATCATTTATTTCTTTTAATTCATGTTCTAAATCTTTTATTTCAATGGGTTTTATTCGTGGTTCATATAAATATTTTAAAAATATTGTTTTTATTTTTTCAAATATTACACGTTGTTCTTTTGTTAAATTATGATAATTTTCAAAAAGAAGTTCATAAAATGGAAAATAAGATATTATAAATCCCCAAATATCTATTATTTTTATAAAAACATTATCTAAATAAAATCGTAAATTCAATGAACCATCTGATTTAAATTTTGTAAAATGGATTAAAATTTCAACTAAATAATTTATTATGAAAGGAAACGTGTAAGTTTTTTCAATATATTTTTTCATTTGTTCATTTTCACTAGAAGTAGCAGTATCACTGTAAGAAGTCGTCTTTGTAATAGTATCCTTTGAAATATCATCGATGTCTAAATCATAGTAAAAAAGCGTATACATAATTTTATTAATATATTTTAAATGTCCTAAACCCCTTTCTTTGAACCATTCGGTTAAATATTGTTTTATAAACTCTGAAAGAGATGATCTACTAGTTTCACGGTTGTTTTTTCCCAAAAAAGTTGTATATTTTTCTACAAACAAGTCTGTAAATAAAAGTATTGAGAATGGAACATTAAATTGTAATGGTCTGTTTTTCCAATTATAAGGAAATTTATTATTTTTAAAAGGAATATATTCCGTGGTCAAGCTCCAGTCAATTAAACGTACTATCATAGAGTTTTTCTTGCTATGTCGATCAATTAAAATATTTGAGCCTTTAATATCACTATGGTATACATTTTTTTTATTCATTTCAATTATTCCATATTTTAATAGCTGAACTAGATGATTATTTAGTTCTTTAAGTTGACTATAATTTTTATTATTTGTAAAAAATTGTTCTAGTGTTATTCCACCATAAGGCATATTCAATACAAGCAACTTATCCAGTTTTTTATTAATATTTTTTTTTGTAATATTTTGTTTTTTAAGTGCGCTACATTTATTAAAGTTATTTAAATCATTTTTTGTCAAATTATTTGGTATACATATATCATAGTTATTCACTAAAAAATAGTCCTGATAATTTGGTATTTTATTTAATTTTTCTCTGATTTCTATCAAACTGTCATATTCTTCTTTTGCGTTTTTTAAAGTCATAAGTTTGGATACTTTATTTTTTTCTCTCTTATTGCTATTTTTACACTTCAATGCTGGTGAAAATACACAACCAAACCCACCCGACGCCAGTATTTTTCCACCTGTCTTGTTATTATTAGTGTTGTCATTATTTTGCATTGATTAATTTATTGTGTTTATTTAGTATATATATATACAATCATATAATAATTTTATTTATCGTATAAATAATATATTAAACCACAAAGTAATAAAAGAAGCACAATAAATATTATTTTTTGTTTTATTTTATAGTACTGAAGCAGTTTTTCATTGGTTGATTTATATTGTTCATAATATTTACTATAAAATTCATTTAAAGTAATCACAGGTTTTTCCAATTTTTCATTTACTTTATTATGAATAAACCAAAACCATTTAATGAATGTTTCTCTACTATCTAAATATGGTTGAACAGGATATTCATTTAATAATTTACTAAAATAAGTTGCTATTTCTTCTACAGGAATAAACATGGGTATATTTTGAACAAAGTCATAGTATTTTTTTTTTGTCACACTATTAGGATAGTTCGGGTAGTTGAGTGTTATTGTATGAAAAAAAAACCAATACTTAGGACCCCATACATTTGGATTAAGACTTGCCATTAGAATAAAACAATATAAAAACAAACTTCTTTAAACATATAGGTATATATTAATTATAATGAATAAAAATTCTAATGTTTGTAATAACTGCGGCAAAGTTGGTCATCAGTTTAATCAATGTAAGTTGCCTATTATTAGCTACGGCGTAATTGCATTTAGTTATTTTAATAATGTATTAAAATTTTTGATGATTAGGCGAAAAGATAGTTTCGGTTTTATTGATTTTATTAGGGGAAAGTACAATGAAAATAACATTTATCAAGTACAAAATATTATTGATGAAATGTCTAATCAAGAAAAAGAAAAATTATTGAGTAGTAAATTTGATAGTTTATTAAAAGAAATGTGGGGCGACACACAAATAAATTATAATAATCATCACAAAAATGAGACACACGGTTCTTGCAAAAAATTTGACTTGTTAAAGAATGGAGTAACTAATGGTGATAATATTGTTACATTAAATGATATGATTAATAAAAGTACTACAAGTTGGGATGAAACAGAGTGGGAGTTCCCAAAAGGTAGAAAAAATTTTAAAGAAAAGGATTTAGAATGTGCGGTAAGAGAATTTGAAGAAGAAACTGGTATTAAATCGGATGATATAAATATTGTTGAAAATGTATTACCCTTTGAGGAAACATTTATAGGAACAAATCAGAAAGCATATAAACACAAATATTTTTTGGCATATATAGAAAATATTGAGATTGATTTTACTAAATTTCAAAAAAGTGAAGTGAGCAGTTTAGAGTGGAAAACATTTGAAGAATGTATCAATTCAATACGTCCTTATAATTTAGAGAAAAAAAAATTAATAACGAATATTAATAAAGTATTAGAAGAATATAGATTATATTCATAATATATAAGTAATATATGTCTCAAAATAAAAAACATAAATTAATAGTTGAAGAAGAATCAATCAATGACACAAGTACAACTAGTATGCCAGATGTTCAAGGTGTTCAAGGTGTTCAAGGTGTTTCAGGTGTTTCAAATGAAACAAAGAGTAGCATTTGCAATGTTGATTTAGAAAGCGAATTTAAAAGTAGTTGCGGTGAAAATAAGTTGACAAAGATCTGTAATAAATTCATACTTAAAAAAGAAGCACTTGAGAGAAAATGTTTGCAAGAAATGCCTGATGGAGAAAATGATTATCTTTATCCTAATTTAAACGATATTAATTTTAATATTAAAATAGCGGAGAAGAAAGAATTCAATGATACAAAATACGATGGAACAATTTATAAAAACATAAAGGAATATGCTGATACAATTTCTAAGGCCGAATTTGAACTTTCTCCTCACCAAGCTTTTGTTAAAAATTTTTTATCGTCACAAACTCCGTATAATAGTTTATTATTATACCACGGATTAGGTACGGGAAAAACCTGTAGTGCTATTGGTGTTTGTGAGGAGATGCGTGACTATATGAAACAAATGGGTATAACAAAAAGAATAATTATCGTGGCATCTGAAAATGTCCAAGATAATTTTAAGTTGCAACTGTTTGATGAGAGAAAGTTGAAATTAGTAGATGGTGTTTGGAATATAAAAGGCTGTGTTGGAAATAAGTTATTAAAAGAAATCAATCCAATGAACATGAAAGGTATACCAAAAGAAAAAATAGTTGGTCAAATTAAAAATTTAATAAATAATTATTATGTATTTTTGGGTTATGGACAATTTGCAAATTATATAATTAAAACTATACATTATGAAGAGGAAGTCAAGTTACAAGAAAGGTTAAATAATAATGAAAAGTCGAAAAATAAAATACAATTATTGGGCGATGTTAAAATAACATTGAATAAAAGAATTATTCAAAAGCTTAAGAAAGAGTTTGATAATCGTTTGATTGTAATTGATGAGGTTCATAATATAAGAAAAACTGAAGAAAATGAAAATAAAAAGGTGGCATTGAATTTAGAATTATTAGTTAAAGCAGCAGAAAATATGCGGTTACTGCTTTTATCTGCTACTCCAATGTATAATAGTTACAAAGAAATAACCTGGTTGTTGAATTTGATGAACATGAACGATCGACGAGGCATTATAGATCCGAGAGATGTGTTTGAGAAAAATGGTAATTTTAAAGAAAACGGAGAAGAGCTTTTAATCAGAAAAGCTACAGGTTATGTTTCTTTTGTACGAGGTGAAAACCCTTATACATTTCCATATCGCGTCTATCCAAATGAATTTGCAAAAAAAAACACGTTTCCTTACATTCAATATCCTTCTTATCAAATGAACTTGAAAAAAATTAACGATACAGATAAAAATCGCATTTTAGGGATTTATTTGAATAAACTTGAAGATTGCGGTGGTTGTGGTCGTTGTCAATATTGTGCTTACAAATATATTATTAATAATTTGAGAAACAAGACGATGACACTTACAACAAAAAAAGGAGATGTAAGAGAAATGCCAAATTTTGAAAATATGGAGTCATTTGGATATACCCTGTTACAGAGACCACTAGAGGCGCTTATTATTGCTTACCCTACACCTTTGGGAAATGTTCCACCTTTAGAAAAGGTGGAGCCAAAAATTCCGCGTTTAAAAAATGCAGAAAATGCGGAAAGTGATGAAAGGTCAGATGATTTGGCTCCACCTTTCTCAAAGGTGGAAAAGGTGGATTTGACAGGTAAAAAAGGTCTAGAGCGCATGATGGATTTTGTAGATCAAAAATCTCCACCCCTTAAGGGTGACTTTGAATATAAAAAATCAACATTGGATAATTACGGCAAAATATTTTCATACAACGAGATAGGCAAGTGTAGTTCAAAAATTAAATGTATTTTAGATAAAATTACGTTGAAAAATATAGACTCAACAATCAAAGTCGCAGATGGAGTTATTTTGATTTATTCACAATATATTGACGGTGGATTAATTCCAATGGCTCTTGCATTAGAGGAACTAGGGTTTACAAGATATGGTGAAAATGTGAAACCTCTTTTTAAAACCAGACCATCCGAAGTGGTTGATGTAAGAACTATGAAACCTCCGACAGATAAAAAAAATTTCCTGCCTGCACGGTACGCGTTTATTACTGGCGACCCAAGAATATCACCCAACAACGACTTTGAAGTAAAAGGATTAACTAATGAAGATAATAAAGATGGAAACAAAGTAAAAGTTATTTTAATTTCAAAAGCGGGTTCAGAGGGCATTGACTTTAAATTTATACGTCAAATTCATATATTAGAACCATGGTATAACATGAATCGTATAGAACAAATTATTGGCCGTGGTGTGCGTAATTCTAGTCATAAAGATTTACCTTTTGAGAAAAGAAATGTAATGATTTTTATGTATGGGACTATATTAGGCAACAATGAAGAAGAAGCCGCGGACCTCTACGTTTATCGTGTTGCAGAAATGAAAGCTACACAAATTGGTAAAGTAACTAGATTATTAAAGGAAACTGCGGTTGATTGCATAATCAATCACGACCAAACTAATTTTACACAAGAAATGATGTCGGCAAATCTAGAAGATGATATAACTCAAGAGTTATCAACTGGATTAGTTATTCATGACTTTAAAATAGGTGATTTACCTTTCTCTCCTGCATGTGATTATATGGCTACTTGTCACTATACTTGTAGACCAAATAAAGAAATAAATGAAGATAACTTAAACAACGATAGTTACAATGATACATTTATTAAACTTAATTCAGAGAAAATAATTCAAAAAATTCGTCTTTTGATGAAGGAAAGTTTTTTTTATAAAAAAGAAACATTGATGAATTTGATACAAATACCAAAAAAATATCCATACGTACAAATATATGCAGCTTTAACAATGTTCATTGAAGACAATAATGAATTTATAGTAGATAAATATGGTAGAAATGGAAGATTGGTCAATATTGGTGATTATTATTTATTTCAACCTATTGAGCTACTAGATAAAAATATATCTATATATGACAGAAGTACTCCAATCGACTTTAAACATAATGCAGTCAAATTTGAAATCAAGAAAGAATTAACACTACCTTTAAAAAAAACTAAGATAAACAAATTGATAGTTGAAGATGATATACAAGCTGATGATGTAAACAGCAATGGAAAGAAAATATTGGAAGAGTTAAACAAGAACTATATTTTAGCATTAGAATTTTCAACAAGTGGAACTAAGGTTCCAAGAGGTGATGATAATTGGTATAAACACAGTGGTGTTGTCATGAGAAAATTAGCAAAAGAGTATCCAGATAGTCGTGAGATGTTGATTGACTTTTTAGTTGCACATATGATTGAACTTTTGCTGTTTCCTGAAAAGTTGGATTTGATGAATTATATTTATTCTCTCGCCGAACTAAATAAATCTAGCTTAACATTTATGATCAAAGAATACTTTGAGAGAAAAGGTGTTACAACTAATCATTTTAATGCGATTATAATGTACAATCTGAATAAAATTAAAATAATGATTTTAAAGAACAATAAATGGATTGAAGCTGAACCCGAAGACCAAAAAGAAATTGCTGAAACTAAGGAGGTTATGGATATATTGAATTTGAAAATAAATGATTATAATCAAATAATAGGATTTATTGGATATGAAAAAAATAATAATTATTTAGTTTTTAAAACAAAAGACATGTTGGCAAAAAGAGATACTGGGGCAAGATGTGACGAAGCGGGTAAAAACAAAACATTGGATATTTTAAATAAAATTGTAGGCGAAGAAAAATACACAAAAGAAAATACTAAAATATTAAAAGATGAAGATAAAAATGTGGTTCAAGAAGCTATAGGTCACGTAGAACTATGCGTTTTGCAAGAATTTTTACTACGATATTTTGACAAAGTCAGAAGAGATGGTAAAAAGTGGTTTTTTACACCCGAAATGGCTATTTATCACAAGTTATATACAATTCATGTTAAAAATTAAATAAAATTAAATAAAATTGAAAAATAATTAAAAGATTATAATTATAGTATATATAATTATAATGGAAAAGAATAGTATGACGATGAATAAAAAACTTCAACCAAAATATAAAAAAAAGGAATTAATATTATCATCCATTTATTCACGATCAATTATTAGTAGAACTATTACATTACCTATTACAGTAATTGGAAAGAATTTAAATCAGGTTATTGAAGAATATATTTCTTTTAACTATGAAGGTAAATGTGTTGTAGAAGGATTTATAAAACCAAATTCAACCAAACTCATCACATATTCTAGCGGAACAATAAAACGCGGAAACCACGTATCTTTTGACGTTGTTTTCGAGACTCAGTTATGTTTTCCAGTAGAAGGAACAATTATTTCTTGTCTTGCCAAAACAAATACAAAAGCTGGTATTACTGCAGAAAGTGTAGATGAAAAACCAACACCTATTATCGTTTTTATAGCACGAGACCACCATTATTCAAGTTCGTATTTTAATGAAATAAAAGAAGGTGATAAAATAAATATAAAAGTAATAGGTCAACGATTTGAGCTGAATGATAAATATATATCGATTATAGGAGAATTGATCAAGCAACATAAACCAAAATTAGTAATTGAGGCCTGACCATGACCATGACCTTGACACTGATTGTTACTCTGGTATTATTCATCATAATATTGAATTATATATTCATTTATGAAAGATGCACGTTCACTTGGTGTCAACAATGATAATAAAAATTTATTTTTTTTGTGTGTATTCACATTTATATTAAAATAAAAATTCTTTTTTATAAAATCCATTTTTTTATCTAAAGAAAAATTTTTAAAAGTAAAGTTTCGATCAAGAATATCTATGAATGAATGATTTGTTGCAATAAGTAATGATTTACGATTACCATTATAAAACCATGTTAAGTCAACCAAAAGACAAATCTCATTCATATCAAAATAATAATAGTTAATAATCATTTGAAAGTCAAAAGTAAAATTGCGAATATCATTTAGAAGCTTATTATTTATTTTTTTATAAGTATAAGGAATTATATGGTTAATAAATACATCAAAAGGTATTTTTTTCCATAACTGTAGTTCTTTTTCACATTGACTATCCATTTTATTATAGTAATGTTTGTTATTATTTAATAATAATAAAAATATATTAAATATAACAACTCATATTGAATATACTAAAACGTATATTGAAGATGAGCTATACTGAAGTAACCATGACTACAAATGACGTAAATAACTTTTCTGTTAGTGAATTAAACTATATTCGCGACTCGATTGAAAATATGAATAAATTTCATCAAGTTGAAGTGTTAAGAATTTTAAATAATTATAAAAACGTAACATTAAATGAAAATAAATATGGCGTTCATATAAACTTGTCGGATTTGGATAAAGATGTATTAGAAGCGATGAAAGCATACATAAACTATGTGAATAATCAAGAAACTACGTTGAGTGAGTATGAGAAACAAAAGGAGACTTTCAAAAATATATATTTTACAAAAGATAATAAAGATAATCATGCATAGAATAGTAACAATAATTAATAGTATAAATGGCTTTTATTAAAGAAGATGATATATACCAAGACTTTGTTAAACATGTTCAAGATTATATGTTTAATAATACGAATATTTGTAAATGTTTAGAGCATAAAATTTATGAAGAGTTTAACAACAGAAAATCGAAACAACAAAATGAAAAACATGAACCTTTTATTAACAGTCAGTCATTGTTTATTCCAACAGACAATGACACTTTATTTTGGTGTTTGTATATTATAAAAAATGGTCTTACAAATTATTCCCACTTATCTAATAGAAATCTAATTGTTGAAAAAAAATTTAAAATCGATTATGTAGAACGATTGAGGAAAGAAAAACAACTAGTTAAGCAATACAAATTTGACAGTATGACTAACATTGAAAATAGATTGGTAAACGAAACCCGAATTGATATTAATACTTTTTTAACATTATGTGTTATTGGTTCTTTGAACATATGTTTTATTAAAAATAAAACTTACTATGAGTTGAATATGAATGATTCGAATAAAATATATATAATAAAATATTTTTCGGATAAAGATAAATATGGATTTGAAGAAACAAATAAGGACAGTCTAGATGATTTTAGAAATAAATATTATAAAGTTGATAATATTGCTAAGCCAATAAAATCACTATCTGCATACAAGACACAAGAATTGGTTGATATTTGTAATAAATTAGAAATTGAAACATTAAATGATAGTAAAACAAAAACAAAGAGTAAACAAGATTTGTATGAATCGATAATTAAATATTTTTAAAAAAATTGAACAATAATTTAAAAATAAGTCTAATTATATATTATAACATAAATGAATGACTTTGGAAGTGACGAATTAAATAATATTTATAATGGATTGGATTTGAAAACAAAAAAAGAAATTGATGATCTAAAAAATTTAAATATAGATGAGAGCAAAAAAATGAAAATAATCAGCATGGTTTTAAAAGATATTGCAGATGAAGATGTTAAGGATGTTTATAATGATTTACCGCAAAAAGAAAAAGATAAATTAGATGTTTTAAAAATAAGAGATAGAGTATCTTTCTTAAAGCAAATTGTGAAATCAAAACTAGTTTCAAAAGAAAAACAACATGTGCCTTTGCCGCGAACCCCTGATTTTAGTCCACCAAAAAATGAAGAACAAGAAGCTCCAGAGGAATTATTAAAAGAAGACATTGACGCGGATAATGAGTTTGATAATGCCGTTGTGGAAAAAGTCGAGTTGACTGATTTAAAACAATCTCAAAAGAATTCGCAAAAAGATTTTGCGAATTTGATAAAATTGTATTACCAGGCAAATCCATACAGTGTTACAAATAAAAATCATGAATTGGAGGTGCGTTTTGGTACTAGAGGTATAAAACCATTGAATAAAAATGATTACGATAGTGTAATTAAAAAACTAAAGTCGCTTGGTTTTACAAGTTTGAACGAAGTAGGTTCATCTAGTTTAAAAATTCAATCCGAATATTTAGATAAAAATACCGGAAGGTTTAAAATGTCAAATACAAGAGTTTCCATTAATGACTTAGTTGCAATACAAAAATATTGTAAAACCAATGATTTAAAAAATATATATCAAACTCATGCTAATGCTATATCTTTTATGAATAAAAATAATCTGTACATCGATAATAAAAAAGTGTTTCCTGTAAATTTTGATGATTTTAATTTCAGAGTTTCTTATCAAGTAGAGGAAAATATAAATATGGCATCTAAAAATTTCATTCTTCAAAATTGGGAAAAAAGTAAAAAAATATTTCGTTATTTAAATCGTGTAACATTTACACATCAAGATTATCCGGTTAATGTGGATATTAGTATTACAAAAACCGGAGACTATAATAAAAAAAGTTATACAGTTGAAGAGTCGAAAGTGTTTGATGGTCCTGAAAAAATAGAAATAGAGTTGGAAATCGACAATAACAAAATAGGTCCTTACACTCAATTTGATACATATGAGAAGATTTTGGATGCATTGAAAAAAGTAATCAAGTTTGTTTTGAGTGGGGTTCAACATACAAATTTTCCAGTTGCTTATTCCGAACAAAAAGAAGTAATAGAGGAATACATGAAAATTTTACATAAAGAAAACTACAATCCCGAAAAAAGAATATACCCTAGTGATTTTATCGGTCCATCTTCTTTTACATTACAGATGTCTAATATTGCTGAAGTAGATGTAAATTCAAATGTACCTAATATAAGAAAAAATTTTGTTGTTACTGATAAAGCAGACGGAGAACGTAACTTGATGTTTATTAGTAGTAAGGGTAAAATATATTTGATCAATACAAACATGCAGGTGATTTTTACAGGTGCAAAAACAGTTGAGAAAGATATTTTCAATACTTTATTAGATGGTGAGTTAATTGCTAATGATAAATTTGGAAAATTTATTAACTTGTATGCTGGTTTTGATATTTATTATTTGAATAAAGTGGATATTAGAATGTTGCCGTTTGTCATTAAAGAAGAAAATATGGACCCTGGAAATAATAGTAAAATTACCAAAGGTAAAAATATCAATGTTAATATCAATATCAATAATAAAACAAACGCCGATTTGTATCAATCAAGGTATATGTTATTAAAATACGTTATTACTACAATGAAACCAATGTCAATTTTGGATGTCAATATAAACGTAGAAACTAGTAAAAATACTTCAGAGTTGAAAAAGATTTTATCTCCATTAACGATTAAAAGTAAAAAATTTTATCCTGAAAGTATTTCGAAAGGAAATATATTTGACGCATGTAAGTATATTTTAACTAAAATAAAAGAAAAACGATTTGAATACAATACCGATGGTCTTATATTTACACATGCACATTATGGCGTTGGATCGAATAAAGAATATGAAACGGGACCATTGACAAAAATTACGTGGGAATATTCATTTAAATGGAAACCTGCTGAAGATAATACAATCGACTTCTTTGTTGTCACAGTAAAACAACCTGGAGGCGAAGATGTTATTAAAACAACATATGAAGAGGGCATCAATTCTAAGTTAAGTAGTCAACTGAGCGAGTATAAAAGCATTCAATTAAGTTGTACTTATAGTGAAAAAAGACATGGTGTAATTTATTTAAATCCTTGTCAGGATATTATTGATGATAAGTTGCCTGAATTTAAAGACGTAAATTATGAGGATAAATACGTTAATGATGCAAAACCAATGCAATTTTACCCAACCGAGCCATTTGATCCAGAAGCAGGAATTTGTAATATAATGTTGAAATTAGATGATAATGGTGTAAAGCAAATGTTTACAGAAGAAAATGAGGTTTTTGGTGATAATACCATTGTGGAATTTAGTTATAATTTAACTAGAGAAAAACAATGGAGATGGGTTCCAAAAAGAGTTCGTTATGACAAAACAAGTGAATTCTTGCAGGGTATGAAAAACTTTGGTAATGCTTATCATGTAGCAAATAGCAACTGGAAATCGATAAACAATCCAATTACAGAAGATATGATTTCTAGTGGTCAAGATATTCCTGACATAACGGTTGATGAAGATATTTATTATAATAAACCTGCTGGTAAAACGTATACAGAAGCCATGAAAAATTTCCACAATTTATATGTTAAAAAACTATTAATAAAGTCTGTTTCAAAACAAGGTGACGCTTTAATAGATTACGCATGTGGAAAAGCAGGTGATCTTCCAAAATGGATCAGCGCGCGTTTATCTTTTGTATTTGGTATTGACAAATCAAAAAATAACATAGAAGATAGATTAGATGGAGCTTGTGTCAGGTATTTAAATTCCAAAAAAACGAATAAACATATACCATATGCATTATTTGTTAATGGCGATAGTTCTTTTAATATTAAATCTGGAAGTGCAATGTTAAGCGACAAAGCTATTCAAGTTACAAAAGCAATATTTGGTAATGGTCCCAAAGAACCAGAAATTATTGGAAAAGGCGTCGCAAAACAATATGGTAAGGGTGAAGATGGGTTTAATGTTTCATCATGTCAGTTTGCTGTACATTACTTTTTAGAAAATCCAAATACATTACAAGGTTTCATGAAAAATATATCGGAATGTACTAAATTAAACGGTTATTTTATTGGCGCTTGTTATGATGGTAAAGAAGTATTTAATTTATTGCGTAAAAAAAATATGGGCGAATCAGTACAAATAGTAGAAAAAGGAAAAAAAGTATGGGAGGTAGTTAAAGGATATAGTTCGCCCACTTTTGAAGACAACTCAAGTTGTATTGGATATAGAATTGATGTTTATCAGGATTCGATTAATCAACTAATTTCGGAGTACTTAGTTAATTTTGACTATTTAGACAACGTTTTCGATAATTATGGATTTAAATTGATCGATAGAGAAGAAGCAGAGGAGAAAGGACTACCTGAAGGTAGTGGACTATTTAGTGAGTTATATATGAATATGTTAGAAGAAATTAAAAGGAATAAGAATAAGGCAAAAGACTACGGGGAAGCAATGAACATGACTGAATATGAAAAGAAAATTTCATTTTTAAACAGATATTTTGTTTATAAAAAAGTAAGAAATGTAAATACGGATAAAGTCCAAATGGAGTTTGGTGATTATAACTATTCTGAAATAGAGAATAATAATAAAGAAACTCAGGAAGCTGTTGCGGTTTCAAAGGAATTCGAAAAATTAGAAAAGAAAAACACGAAGCCGAAAGTGCGAAAGTTACAAAAGAAACTTGTTCTCAATCCAGCAACCGAAGCGATCGATGAGTACTATGAAAATACAATTAAAGTAACCGAAAAATTAGAGAAGCCCAACTCGAAAAAAGGTGTAAAAAAAAATGCACCTACTTTAGGTAATAAAAAAAAATTACTAATAATAGAAGATGAAAATGAGTAAATCACTTAAACATTAAATTATAATGATATATAATAAAATCTATGAATAATTATTATATATTACCAAAAATAAATAACAAAATACAATTTAAAATACATTACGACTATAATAACATAAGAGAACTATATATTTCTCAAACTTTAATAAATTACTATTGTGAGTTAAAAAATGAAATTATTTTATTAAATTCAAATAATACTATTGAAAATTTTAATGAAATTATTAACCCATACGAGTATATTTTTTCTACTGTACCAGGCTCTAACTATTCAGTTAGTAAATTGAAACCCAAAAGTATGATGTTTTATGATTTATTTGAGATTTTTCAAAACACAAATATATTAGAAACATATAATTATGAAGTTATGAATTCATTGGTAGTTGGCACAAACTATGAAGACTCATTAGAATGTTTGGAAATGTTACGAGAAAATTATATTAATGATAAATTTTTTTGTTTCCATGATTACACATCAAAATTATATAATTTTATAGAAAATAACACTTTTAATTTTGTAATTTATGAAGTTAAAAATTATATTAATATGAACCATTATGTTATTTTGCTACTAGAATTTATTGTAATAGTTATTAATAATTTACAAGATAATAGTAATGTAATAATTAAAATAAATAATCTTTTTTATAAACCAGTCATTGAAATATTGTATGTTTTATCATCTTTGTTTGAAAAAACAATCATTGTTAAACCAAACACGTCAAATATTATTAATTTTGATAAATACGTTGTTTTACAAAAATTTAAATCAACCCAAAATAGTTGTGAAATTAAAACAAACTATATGACAACACTAAATAATTTCATTAAATTTTATAATGAAAATAATTCTAATGAAAAATATGAGTTGAATATTCATTCGGTGACAAACTGTGGTTTACCTTACTATTTTTTAAATAAAATCGATGATATAAATATAATTATTGGTCAACAACAGTTAGAAACATTTAATCAAATCATTAATTTATTAAAAAATAGTAATAAAGACGACAAAATAGAAGTATTGAAAAAAAATAATATTCAAAAATCTGTAAATTGGTGTGAAAAATACAAAATACCTTGTAATAAATTTTCAGATAAAATCAATATTTTTTTACCATTGTCAATAGAAAATTCATCTCCATGTTAAAGAAGTGCGTTACTGTTTGGTGATTGTCTATAATGATTTGTTAAACGTGAAAATGGAGACTTATAATATGGATAGTTGTAATAATAGTTATAACGATATGGACTTGCTTGTGAAGCAGGACTAAAGTACGTTGGATCTTTTGCATAACGACATGCTTTTTTGTTTTGAAAAGTAGTAGGATAAAAATTCAGTGGCGGACTTTCACATTGAGGAGCTGGTTTATTTTTGTACAAATAAGGTATATTCCTGACTACAAGATCAGATACATTTGACCTATTGATATACTTACCAGCTGGATTTTTATAATATGATGCAGCACTTTTTTCGATAGTCGTAACATTTAATTTTAATATGCGAGTGCTTGAAGAAACAGCGCCTTGAGTGGCATATTGTGGATTACTTGGTTTATAAACAACTAATTTACATCCAGTAGGATTACTAGGTCCTGCAAAAGGAACACCGATATAAGGGTTATTTATATAAGCAATAAAAATAGCGACTGCGGTATCTTTTGTTGGTTGCGGTAAACTTTGTAAATATCCATATAAACTTAAAAATGTATAAGAATTTTTATTTATAAAATCGTTACATTGTTCTTGTGTAATTATATTTCTAGTTTTTAATATTTCAAGAAAAATATTTATTAGAGTTATTTCAGAAGCAGTTTCTATTTCTGCATTTGGTTGACAATTTGCAAAGTACGTATTTGTTACAGATAAAGGATCACCTGGTTTTGCAGCTTTTAATAATGCAGCGGTTAATGCTGGATTTTGCGAATTTTCGATTTCAATAGCATTCAAAGCATTATATGTTTGAAAGTTAAATGATCTTTGTTTGAATGTCTTACATCTATTTTGTAAATATTGTGCGTGTGTGGTATAATAATTTACAGGTAAGTTC